CATAAAAACATTCAGCTGAATTGTAAAAGGCATATTATCCTCAAACATTAAACCTTCCGCTTGTGTTAATACAAGAGAAAACTTAGAATAACCGCGATCAGGTTGAAAACCAGAATTAACTATCTTTTCCAGCACGATACCTCCATTTTGTTTGTAAGAAACAATAACGTGATCGATTTCAGCTGGAATAAAAGGCACAACAAATGTATGTGCTATTGTTTCGCCTGGGAAGAACATAGCGGTTCCCCCTTCTTTTATTAAAATTCTATAAAGTCATTCAGAACTTCAATATCAGAAATAGGCATATTAATTTGATCTCCAAAATCAATTTTAAACTTTTCCTTGCAATAATCAGCTTCCATATTTAAGAGTTCTCCAAGTTCTTGAACGAAATTCTGTTCATCCTCGTCGTTAGAAAACTGAAAAGAATCAGAACCTTCTTGTTGAGTTGGATGATATCTGTCAAAGATTTTTTGTTCTTCGTGAACTTGAAAATCCCATACAGGCTGAAGAGCTTGTTTTAATTTAAATAAGCCAAGAGAAACATTTAAAGGTAATTTCTCGTTCTGATATTTTTGAATGACTTTGTATGCGTTAACAACTTGTTGTTGTTTCATGTTACCTTACTCCTTATAAATCTTTGAATTAAATGCTTATATAGTATTTATCCAAATCAATGATGATTTACATTTATATAATATTTAGTACTATTTACATAAAAAGATATGGATTTCGTGCTTGCGTAAACATCAACAGTTCCGACAGGACTATCGCCAGCAGATGTATTACCAGCTACAGTACTTACATTTATGGAAGCAGTTTTGGCTGTAACTTTTACATTATCCCATGTTTGTATATAAGTCCCAGATGTTGGTGTTGGCGGTCCTTTTAAATAAATATAAACACTTTTGCCAGGTTCGATTGTTTGGTCCGCCTTTGGGTCTAAATACATTTGATTGCAACCATCGGTCCATCCATTTTCATAAACTCCCTTAGCACTTACTTTTACAGATGTTAATGTTTTATAATCTCGTTCATGGTAAGTCCTAACATTAATTATCTTTTCATGGTCACTCCACTTGTCTGGAACGACTGTTGAAATATGCCAGGAAAATAAAACATCATTCTGGAGTTTTTCTATAGATCCTTCTTCTCGTGTATATCCATAAACATTTATATCGTTAGTGTCTGGATCTATTTTAGATGTTTCTACTGCTGCTGTAACTCCAGCTGTGCCATAACTTCTAACGGTTTGCTTTTTGCCACCAAACATGTAATAACAGCTTGCAGTATAAACAGCCGAGGCGTGTGCAGGATAATCGCTACTCCAGCCCCCCGGGTTAAGATGCACTGAAGTAGCTGTACTAAAACCCCACGAACTCGTTCCTCCGGAGTTATCCGTAACATATATTGTTACTTCTCCGGTAGATTTATTTTGCGAAACTCGTTTTACTGTTTGGAACTTTAATTTACTAAATAAATGATCATAACTATAATCGGAACCATCTGTAGATATCGATCCTAAATCATGTAAATCAACATCATTAATATATTGCCCATTTCCTTTGTATACTCTAAGTTTTTGAATTGTAACAATACCGTCTTTTGTTACAGAAAACGGAGCTTTTTCTGGGTCTTTATTACCTGCCCATATAGCATACATATGGGTTGGATTTGAAGCACCGCTTAATGGATATAAATCATTCGATCCATCTAACCCAACATAGGCAGATCCACTTGCAACGGATTCCAATAATCCTTTGTGAGCAGAATTTTGTCCGACCTTCCATGAACCAATAGTTCCCTTTGAAGCGGTTATATCTTTTGTTTCCAGATGCCCTCCTTGGGTAACATAGAAGTTCGCAGATGCCGGAGTGTTATTTCCAGCCCAGAAAGCAATGTCGTCTTTGTTAATTGTTTTTGCAAGACCAGTTGAAGATCCGGTCAAAGAATTTTGATTGATGGTCCAACCGCCAATCGTTCCACTTGTTGCAGTCAGGGCTCCTTCTGGTGTAACTTGGAAAGGCGTTGTATTCGTCGTAGAGTCGAATGCTCCGAGATAAATTGATCCGTCTTTTGAAATAAGGAATCCCGCATCTGTAGATAGAGCAGATGTTTTAGTCCCTGTGTAGATTCCATATTTTTCATCAATGTTAATGCCACCGATTGAGCCAGATCTTGCGGTAATCGTTCCGGTTAATTCAACGTCTCCATTAGCTGTAGCCTTGAAGGAGTTAACTTTAGTATCTTTTGTTCCTCGAATATAGATGCCGTCAGTTCCAAAGTACGCACCATCCTGATTGGCCCCAATACTGGATGGACCATGATAAATATATGCATTTACACCGTTTGATCCAACAGTAAAGGGCTTACCGGAATTCCCGATTACAACGTCTCCTGTTGATGCTAGAATAAGTTTTTGTCCAGCAGAAATGTTTACAACGCTGTCGGCCGAAATATTGATCGAGCCTCCATTAATGTTCATCTCTCCGGAAACTGCGTCAATATTTAACGTATTTGTTCCAAACTTAGCTTGTGCACCATCCTTTGAAACAGTTAAATATCCTCCAAGATTGACACCGTCTGTTCCAAGATAGATGCCGGGTTCTGTAGAAGACATGGAATCTGTTCCAGAATACATATATCTGCGAACAACATATCCACCTAATTCTTCAAAGCTTACTGTCATCCCGGCGATTTCGCCTGTTAATGCAGTAATTCGTCCGGTAATATCTGTATCTCCTTTGGCGTTCACGTTGAAGTTCGGTGAACTGACAACAAAGTGTCCGGCTTCGCTTGCAGATATCTCAATAGATCCGCCGCTGGCGATTAAAACATCGCCGCCAGATTTAACTTCAAAATGCCCTTCGCTTTCAATAAACAGATCTGCTCCGGATTTGATATTCATGTCTGAACCACTGTATAGGTTCAGCAATCCACCGGTCATAATATTAATATAAGCAGGATTTTTACCTTCTGAAGTAGTTTCAGCCGATCCTATTTGGATATAGGAATCGTCGTCTCCAACTTCCGCATAACTCCCATCTACGTTATGCAAACCGGTTTTTACTCCTCCAGCTGGACGATTTCCGTCAACTGTCGCATACATCATAAGAGCAGCGTTGGATCCGATGTTCAATTCCTGTCCAACAGAAGCATGGATCATGTCAGTTGTAATAGCCCCTACTAACGCTTCTTTTGCAGAAAGGAAAGCCGTAACGACCTGATCTGAAGTAAGTCCCTTGCCGGTGAGACCTGTTCTGAACATCCAGTCTCCCCAGGAATCTCTTTGATCGGCTATTAAGATTCCACGACCAGTAAGCATCATGGCTCCAGATCCATCATCCGCTTCAAAGATAAGATTGCCCTTAGGATCTGTCCACCAGTTTGAAGCGCCGCCTAAAATGAGGGCTTTGTTTGCTTTAATGTTGCCTTCAAGAAGGTCAGAAGAAAGCGTTCCGGAAGAAGTTAATGCAGCCGCTCTTTTATAAACAGACTGTTTGCCTTTGGTTTCTTTTGCTACTTCTGCGATTCTCGTTAAGACATCCGTGAAATCATGTTGATCGATCAGCGATAATTTAGTATTAATCTCAAGCGTAGTTAACCACGGTTGGTCATAACATTTATCTATGACGTCGATGTAAGCCCACTGATTGATGCTGGCATCAGGATCAACCAAATGAACGGCATCCGTAATTTGAATATCCGGCCAACCTGTCTCATACATATCATCAATTGAAAAATGTTGATCAAGGTTAGAGCCATATAAATCAAGGAAGCCAATCTCGTATGTTATTTCAGGTTTTGATATCTCCTGTAGATTGTCCATGGCATCCGTATACATCCGGATCTCATCGCCTTCGACAAACTGGTCTTCCTGCCAGTATCCTTCTCTTAGGAGATCCCCTAATTCCTCGGTTAAAGAATTATCTTCGGCTTCTATCAACGCCTGCGCGTTTCGAAGATCATTAAGATTCTGCCCATATGTTAAATCTGCAAGATCAGCAAATTTTTCCATCAATGGATTGATCCCGATAAGCTCACCTTCAGACCGAAGACTGTTGATGATTTTATATCCTTTGTTGCTGAGATATAAAGTTCCTTCAAAGTCTTGAACCCTGAAATAATGATTATCGTTTAATTCACTGTGTACAACAATCCGGGCATAATAAGCGTCTCCGGTTATTGTGATTGATCCTGAACCGGTTGCAAGCATCGACCTCTGATAAACTTTATCAATGTTATATAATACAATATAAGAATCATCTGGTAGATCATATTGATACACTGTATCTTTATAAACCTTAATGTTGTTTGTTCTGAACCATTCAGAGGAATTCTCTTCAACACCCGTCAAGGCGTTAATAAGTCCGGGGAAAACAGAAGTATTTGCAAGTTCATTATCTGACGGGAAATCAACAGAATCATAAGAAACAACCTTTGTTGAAACAACTTTTTCAATAGAATCGTTCTGCCATATATAACCTTTTGTGGTGTCCAACGTAAGATCGAATCCCTGAGGAATTTCCTCGTCTGTTGTGAACACCCAATAAAAGGAATAAGGGCTTCTAAAAGCATAATTTCCAACAGGCATTTTACTTGTCGTATGATAGATGTACTTTTCAAAAATCCCTTTATATAGCATGTCTCTTTGATTACAGTAATAAATCACCTTGGAGAACTGAATCGCAATTCTTTGTTCTTCTGCCGTTTTCATTTGGATCCATTCATTTTCTGAACAGAAATATAAAGCTTTGGTTCGAATATTGAAAAAGTAAGTGTCATTCCTGTAGTATGGAGCATTTTCACCTATAAAGACTCTGTGCCAGCCAGTTTCTCCACGGGCTCCATAACAGAAATACAGTTCGCTTTCCTGATTCGACATAGTATAATATTTATAATACCATCCGTATGTATTCTGAATAGAATCTGTGGATGGGACAGGACCTCTTTCATCAGCAAAATAAGTCGGATGCTTTTCGGTTGCAACAGTTGTTTCGTTTTGCAAAGAAGATAATACAGCTTCATCCGAAACTTGTTTCGCTGACAATTTTCCTGACATGGACATAGAACAGAAAAGATAGAACCGATCGCCCGGTTTAAGTTGCTTATCTGATTTATCCATATGCAATACAATCGCAGCCGGATCAGTATCGTTTAAACCGTAGTCATAGTCCTTAGGATTACCACTATCGTTTAAATAAAGACTTCCATCTGGCTTCATGATTGCCTTTACATAGGCAATATCCCATGTGATAGGATAGGTGTTGTGTATGATATATACAACGCTTCCGATACCGGACACAGGATCTCCATTATCTTTAAGTTCTTTGGCGACGTGCCAAGAAAAATAGTTTCTCTTGGCTTCGTCGTAATCCGTTCTGTAAAGGACTCCATGATCTCCCTGGTTTGTGTCGAGATTAAGAACAAGTTTCGGTTCATCGCCTTCATTAGCTGCATAAGAACTGTAATTTTTGACAGCAAGCTTTGCCATACCTGTATTTGATTCAAGGATCTCGCTTAGCTTCTGTTCATTTTCAATTAATGCTCTTGCAGCCGTTTCGCTTTGTTCATAAAGCACAGGCATGTTTTGCTGGTAAGACGCCATCCTTTGAAACAGGTTGTCCGACAACAACCCAACTTCCCGATAATAATCAAAACATAAAAGGAAAGGGAAGTAGTTTTTAACTTCAACTCGTTCAGACGAAAGCTCATAACATTCTCCTGTCCTCGCTTTGTATACTGGATAAGCCTTACCTGTAGTTTTATTCCAGACGTAACTTCTCGACATAAAGTCAAGATCGCTGTAAACCAGTTCAGAAGAGAACGTTAAATCATCAGTCGTTGTAAAATAGTAAGGAATGTCATCTTTATCAAAAAATACAAGTTCTGTTCCTGCCCTGAAAGTTGCAGAATGAATATTGTACTCATTGTGATAACAAACCTGAATAGAGCACATACCGTTCTGGTCTCCGTAAGAACCATATGCATATAACCGTGTAACCATTGTATCGGTATTAACAGTTCTCGTAATGTTTTTCAGGTTTTTATCATAATGAACTTCAAACACGTTTATATCTGAGTAGACCTCTTTGGGGATTTCTCCGGGTTCTAATTCTCGTGAAAAAGGATTCATGGGAACAATATCGACAACACGTCCTGTGACTTGCTCTCCATATTCATTTGTATAAACACCTTCTCCGTGATAAATCGGCTTTGCGTCAAACAACTCGCATAAGTTTTCGATTAGCCTGAACGCGCCGGTATTTGAAGAAGCATTAAGAGATCTCTTTTTTATTATTGTGTTATCATAGTCTTCAACAAAGTTGGCAACTTCTCCAACGTGCCATCCTGTTCCCTTGAGGATTGTCGTGAGAATTTCTTTTGCGGTTCCGGTGTTATTGCTTTCTTCGTCTGAAAACTCTAAATCAAGCGCTTTAGATTTTAATAATTGCGCTATGTGTCCAGCCGTCACTTCAACTGTTTTCGCATTGGTATTATGTATGACTTTCTGTTCGGATATAATATACCAATCCGTTTCGTTTTCAGTTTGAAGTTTTATCTTATAGTCTGCAATCAAATACTGAATGCGAAAATTTTCTTCTTCTCCTTCATCGGTAATGCATGTTGAAGAAATACTGAAAGAAAGCTCCTTCCAGCCGTTGCGTTCAGTCTTGACATAGACATCTTTAGCCTGTCCGGAAACGTCAGATGTATTATCATACAGGTTACAGACTTTTCGATTTTCGTAATCGCAGATATCCAGACAAAGACTGCGCGAAGCCTTTAACATGTACTCACCACCTTATTATGAATATGTTGGCTTGAAAATAAATCTCAAGCTTCTTAGATTAACATTAGATACAGGATCAATTGTTATTTCGTTCATTGGGATAATCATCGTCTTTTCATTTCCGGTTCCCTCGATAACTTTATTAGTCTTGAAATGATGAAGATCTATCTGCTCTGTTATTTTTACCCATTCGTCTACAATAAAAATATATTTACCGACAATATCTTGATGTAACATATTTAATATCTCGATAATGTAATCATTATTATAATTAATAAAAACATTCCGAATCGCCGGGAACGATGGGGCCAAAGATAGAAAACCATAATCGTGATACAGGAAGTTAATCTTGTTTTCGCCATTTCCGGAAACAATTGTTTTGCCGCTGATAGGATCAACTACAACTTCTTTTCCTTCTGGCGTAACAGCATTTGTAATGGCAACCAGCTTCATGGATTGCCCTGTTGTGTTATTGGAAATGATAACTCCCTCGCCGACATCTCCGGCAAGCGCCACTCCTAAAGCGGCATATTCCTGTCCGGGATTGGCTAATTTAATTTGAAGAGGATTTGAATGATAAACAATCAGGTTTGTAAACTCTCTGTCTTTATCCATCTCTTCTTTTTCAAACACAGCGGAGTTATTCATCAGATCATCATGATATTTTTGAGCTCTTGTGTGCACTATAATATCAGATCTCGCAAAAGGGTAAAAAGCTTTCATCTTGATTGTAACAACACCGTTTTCGTAGTTTTTTAAATCAAATTCTACTGGATCTGTTACAGTCGCGGTATAATAACACCACGGCCTTTTATCAAAAATTAGCTTGCCTGATTTCCCTTTTCTGAATAAATTAAACACCTGAGACATAATGCCTTTATCGATTCTGGAATCTTCAAAAAAGCATCTCAGAGTAAACTCTTTTGGGGAATACCAAGAGCCGTAATAATATCCTCCATTGTGGCCTTCATAAGTTTCAATATAAGACTCGAAACTTGCTGGACGATAAACGAATACATCTTCCAAATCAGGAGCGTATTCCAGTCCTAATGTAGCAATATCTGTGCCACAAAAAGAAAAACCTCCGGCCATGTGTATTCACCCACCTTTCTATTATAAATTGAGAAAAGGGGAGAGAGTTTATCCTCTCTCCCCGAAATACGTTAATAATAATCAGCGCGGCGAGAGAACGAAAAGGGATTCGTTCTCGTAGCCGCGTCTTCTCTCCATTATGCTCGTTTTCGAAACGGGAGAAAATCAAAGAAACATAAACGGTTTAAAAAGCATAACGGGCCAAATTAAAACCTTCTTTGTTGAGTTGCTTTGTGAAGGCTTTGCCTACACGCCTTGCAACATCTTCATAATCAGCATCATCCTTTAATTCGGCTTGATTAATCGTAATGTTAATATCTCCGATTGAAGTATTGTTTCCATACTTCGTAGTATCCGGAGCAAGACTTGGAGAAACAGAAACATAACGCAACGCCTCGGTTAATCCCATAAGAGCTTTTGTGTCATAAGCGGATAAGATAGATTCCGGCTGAGATTTTGTTCCGTCGACCCATGCAAGGCCTGTAAAATCAATCTTACCTCCGTGCTTATATTGTTTGACTGTTCCTTGCGCTCTCTTGTAGAAATCTTCAAGCTGTCGATATCCATATGCATTAGCGTTGCTTCTGTCGAGAAGGGCTCTTTCCTGATCATATATCTTTTTCAGTGCAGTAGTTGCTTCGTTCCATGAATTATATCCAGAATATCTTTTGCTTCCCCAATAGAATTCATAATGCTTTTTCGGAGAAGGAGTGTTTTTAGGCGGATTGCTTCCGCCGCCTCCACCGTAAGTCGTCGTACTTCCGCCGCCACCAGAGGTAACAATGTATACAGGAGTAGACACTGGTTTTTCTTCTTGTTGAGACTTATATAATTCAGCATCACTACCGACTACTTTGCTGTACTTATCATATGATTCATCAACAGCCGCCTGAGCAACACCTGTTGTATCATCTGGTGTTCTCGTCCAGAAATACTGGGGTCCGGTAGTAGCATATTGACCATAATCATATTGATAACCAGGAATAGGCTCAACTTTGTAAGTCCATTCTTTCATCTCAGACATTTTATCCAGAATTTCATGGTTGTCTGCAAATTCAGCATTATCAACAAGAGAAGCCGCATAGTTATCGTAGGCTGTGCTCCACTGATGTTCAAGAATCCATTTGCCGTTTTCTGAAGCGTTCATGTAATCCTGAGACTGCTTCATAAAATCGAGGAATTCTTCTTTATTGGACATCAATCCCATAATCTGATCCCAGTATGTATCAGTGTGGCCATACATTTTATCCCAGGTGTCTTTCCAGCCCTGTTCCATACTCTGTTGCATCTCAGCAGAAGAATTCTTGTAATCTTCATTGTGTTCTTTCATCCATGCAAGATATTGATCGTAATCTTCATAGGAGTTACCCATGATATCCTTAACCTGATCCATGAAGTTGCCAGAGTTTTCGAGAAGCTCCTTAAGATCTTCTTCATGAACTTGGATATAATCGTCTTCGGCCTGAATCTCATCATCAAGTGCATCCATTGCTGCTTGAGCTTCGTCTTCTGTAATATTCCAAGACAGTTCCTTTTGAAGGTCAGAGATTTGTCTCCGAAGCTCTTTTGCGTCTTTGGACCGTGTCGGATCCATGGAAATAAGAGCAAGCTGTTTTTGATACTCAGCCAGAAGCTCGTATTTATCTTCTGCATCAATGGCTGCTTTACGGGCATTCAATCTTTCATTGATTAGATTCTTTTCGTTTTGAAGAGTTTTCTTGTGCTCTTCTCTTGTCTTCTTCTCAAGATTCCATTCATCCTGCTTTTCTTTTTTAATCACATTTAAGATAGAGTTTTGAACATTGACCTCGCCTTGAAGCATTTCTCTCCGCATCTTTTCCTGTGCTTTAATTTCTTTATCGAGAGTATCTTCAATGTTTTTAGCAAGCTTTTTAATATCTTCCTGATTCTTTTCAATAAGCTTGTTGTTTTTCTCAATCGTATTATTTGTCGAGGCAAGCGTTTCCTCCATCTTCTTAATCTCAGCATCAATCTTTTTATAAAGCTCCGGATCATCCTTTGCTGCATCTCTTTGCTGTTCGAGAAGATCGATTTGCTCTTCTATTGCTTCAGCACGTTTCTTTTGAGTTTCGTTATCCCATTCGAGAGCGTGTCCATAGTTAGTCAGCTCGCTTCTGTTTTGATATCTTGTTTCCTGGAACTGGATTAATCTAAGTTCATGCTGATAGTTGTTATCCTGCTCTTGGAACTGCTCAACTGCGTGAGAGAAATCAGTTTCGCGAACCTGACGAACGATGGAAGCATAATCATTTTCTGTTTGCAGAATTTCTTCCCGAAGAGCCATAATCTGTTCGCGCAAAGCTTTCCATTGCGTAGAGCCTTCTTTCAACTTTCCGCTGTTAAGAAGTTCTTCCATTGCTTCCAGTCCGCTTTGCTTGACTCTAAGGTTTTCAGCCGTCAGATCTCTTTGAACATCCAACATGGCTTTATAGTTTTCGTAATCTCCTGCGTCTTTATAACCTTGAGCAGCAATCTGTGCCATCCTCAGTTCGTGTTGAGCTGATTTGTTGGCATCTTCGTATTGCGTTGTAGTTTCCAGAACATAGGACTCTTCAATCGCCTCGTTATTATCTCTGATCGTTGCGGTAAGCTGAGCCATGGCTGCTTCGTATTCAAAGATTGCGGAACGTGCGCTAAGCCAAGCAGGGGAGCCTTCTTCGAGAGTGGCCATCTGCTGTTTGAGTCCATCGATAGACGCTTGATAAAGCTTTAACTGGTCTGCAGAATAGGCATTTTGAGATGCAAGAGCTCCACGATAAGCTCCATACTGATTCTCCTTCTGATAAATACCAGACCATGTTGAAAGCATATCTTGCTCATGACTAAACGGCTCAAGAGCATTCTGAAGATCTGTTGCAATCTGAGAAATTTTCGCCTGTTGTAAGTTTTGAGTTTCAGTTAAAATCTGGTTCTCTATTTCCGCATTTTGTTCTTTTAATTTCCAGATGTTATCGCGGACAGTAATCCAGTCTTGTGTACCTTTTTTGTATGTCTTCAGAAGCTTTTCCCATTCTTCAATCTGATAGTTATTCATTTCAATGTCGTTTCGATAGTTTTGAATCTGGGCTTGCGTTACAGCCGCATAGTTTTCAAACTGCCCTTTAGCAAGATAATTCTGTGCTCTAAGGCCTAACATAGTTGAAGCATGGGAAATAGGTTTATCTTCGTTCGCATGCTTGGTTTCAACAATATTAATCTTCTTTGAGTTGATTGCGTCAATCTCATTATCAATTTTAGCCATAGATTCTTTTGCGGAATCAATGGCTTCTGCGAGCTTATACCATTCTTCTGAACCAACTTTAACCTTGCTTAACTGACTTTCAAGTGCGGCAATGTTAGCAGAATATTGATCTTTTAATCTTAATTGAGCTTCAATCTCATCGTTTAACGAATTAAGATAACCCTGATAGTTGTTGGTCGTTTCATACCTTGTCTGACGCTCTTGTGCCATTGTGACATCATGCTCACGACGTTTGATGTAATGGCTTTGTCCTTCGAGTAACGCGTCAGTCGCAGACTTTCCGTTATTGCCGCTGTTGCTAGGTCTTGTCGTAGGTCTGGAATAACTATTTCCGGGTCTTGCACTTATTCCAGACATGCCTAACTGAGACAAGAAGGATTGGACATCTATGTGACCATCGCTTAATAAGGCCTGAATATCAACAGAAGCATAGGTTCCAAGCAAGGACATAATGACATCCAGAACCCGTTTTTCTTCGTCTCCAAGTTTAGCCGCAAATTCAGAAAGCTCAAGCTGGCCCTCTGCGTTAACGTGGATTAAATCTCCGATCGGCATATTATAGGAGAATCCTTCGGTCCCTTCAAGGAAACTAAACAGAGAAGCAACGGTATCACTAAACTGCTGAGAGATGATAGGCTGAACCTGATTTAACAACTCATCCAGTTTTTCTTGAGACATATTGGCGAGTTGATCAGCATCATATGGAAGTAAACCAGCAAGAATATCCAGCGTTTGGTCTCCACGCTTTTTCATTCGATTCAGTTGCTTACCGGATTTTCCTCTGGCTCTATTGATTGCACCTTGCTGATCCTGGAGATCTTCCATCTGCTTCGTCAGCTTCATTTCAGCCTGTGCAGCATCTGTTCCGCCTTTGGCAAGGTCTGTTATCGTTTCAGATAATCCATCTACTCCCTTTGCGTATTTAGCAACATCCGCTGCCTTGCTTGCGGCCCAGTTGCTGTTTAACGCTTTGAGAGCGGCATTTGATCCATTAGCGGCTTGTTCAAGCTCTGGGAATTTAGAGATTATTTCATCGTAGAAACCTCTTAAATTCTCGTCGCCTTTCATTTTATCAAGAGTTTCACGTAATCCGATACTGTTAAACTGACCACTATGATAATTATCACCAAGAGATGCTTGAGCAATTAAATCATAATATTGATAATCTTTGCCGGCCCCATTCATTTGAGCGGTCATAAACTGGTTGTAATCAGCCGAAGTTAATGTCCCGTTACTTAACAATCCCATGGCTGCAACAATACCGTTGTTGCTCATAACGGCGTTGGTCCAGTTGCTGTCCCAAACAGGATTACCATTTTCATCTTTTTGGTTCTGCACATAGTCCCAGAAATCACCATCGGCTTGTGGATTATAAGTATCGGCCATTCCCTGGAGCACTTGAGAACCTTTAAATTCATATGTGCTTTGTCTTAATCTGTCTCTTGCTTCCTGATATGCTTGAGAAAAATCCTGAGTGGCAGCGTTGGATGCGCCTTCAAGAGTGTCAGCATATTCATTGAGACGAGCAGCTGTTTCATCATCAGCTTTAGTAGCTGCTTCTCTTAACGTCTCAATAAGCGAATCAAAGTCAGTAGCTTCACTTAAATCAATTTCTTCAAGCTCATCAGTTGTTTTATCAATATCAACACCCTTTAAATCTTGTTCAATAACATCTTTTACATTAGAAAGAATTTCATCTCTTCTTTCGTTAATCATACCAAGAATAGATTCTTGTCCGCCAGATGTTTTCATCTGTTCAGAAACATAATCTTGATCTAATCCAAGCAGAGATACAATATCGCCCTGTTTTGAAATCTCTTCAGGAGAAGTTGCCGCTATATTGGCTCGTTCAACGGAAGCAAGATCGCTAAAGTATCCGCTTAATACCTGGCCTCTATCAGAACTGCGACCACTCGATAGTAATCTTACGTTGGTTGCTTTTTCCGCTGCGTTTCTGTCTCCGGCAAAATCTATACTGGCAAGCCACTCAGCATATTTTTCAGCAAAATCTTCAGGCAATTTACCTTCCGATAAAAACTTTTGTAAAGCAGATCCAGCGTCGCCCATATCGGAGAACATTGCGTCCCACATCTTTACAAGAGGGCTATCTTTACCGTTATTATCGATTTCAGATTGATATCTTGTTCTTATACCGTTAAGTGTTTCTTCGTCCCAATTTTGATTCGAAAAACCATTTTCACCAAACAGTTTTCTTGATGCAAATCCATATTTATCTGTAGCCTTACCGCCAAATAGAGCCGTATTATATGCTGCTTGTAAATCTGTTTCTGTTACACCAGATCCTTCTTGCGAAGCGAGAGTTAACATATACCGTAAGTTTTCATCAATACCGGATAAATCCTGTGTCTTGTTATTTACAAGTAACGAGGCTCTCTGCCTTAATGTCAAATTTGCATAAGGACCATTCTCTGAGCCAAATATAGCCTGCCGTGCTGCTCCATATGCTTTAGCATTTGTCTTGCTCTTTGCGTCAGCAGCCCTTTGGGCTTCGGCTAAACTCGTATAAAGATTTTGTGTTCCTTTATTTACCTGAGCTTCTCCACTTTGAACAAAAATTCCAATAGTACGGATATAATTCGCCAGAGCGTCATTTGTTCCGTCGAAATATTTTGCAAGAGTTTCTGTGTCAACATCAGGTCCAAGTTCAGAGATGTCAACTGCACCGAGCATAAGCTTGAACGCTTCAACAAGAGTTGTATTAAGCTCATCCGACTGAGCAGTAATTGAAGCTTGCAGTGTGGCTTTTGCATCAGTAGAAGACTTGCCCCACATGGCTTTTATCTGATCCCTTGTATATCCGGTTACAGAAGTAAGTTCTTGAATAATAGTTTCATCTATCTCTTCAAACGCTTTATCTGTATCAAGCTGATCTAACGCTGTTTGTCCTCTGGCAAGCTTTTGTTGATTAGCTGTTTGCGTTTGAAGCGCTGCTATTCTATCGGTTTGGATCTCGCTGGACATGCTCTCATACAAAGCTTGTCCTGCATCATTTTGCGCAGTGTCCCTTGTTTGAGTACCAGTGTATTCATAATGTCCGTTTCTGATAGCATTTTGCCTGCGTAGAGTTTCATTTGCATCAGTTTTACCATTACGTTTGACGAAACCTCTACTATCGACAGTGTAACCTTCGGGTGGAGTATATTCACCTTCAACCCATTCATAACCAGCAAGAGCAGCTGTATGTGCGTCAAAGTTGCTTCTCTCGGACTCGCTTAATTCATTTCGTTCAGTCTTAAGAGATTCTGCCGATATAGATCTTCTCTCAGTCCGAATACGTTCAGCCTCGGCTGTCCAGAATTCTGGCCTTGCATAATATTCGTCCTGAGAAGCGCCTGTAATCTGCATAACAGCTTCACGCTTTTCGGCTGCTGTGCCTGAAGCAAGCTTTGCGTCCAGCTGGCCTTCTTTGTTCATTTCAGTTCGAATATTAACAACGGCTTCGATTGCAAACCGTCCACCCTTTTTAAGCTGTTCGACATAGTTTGCTGTTCCAGCTAAAAGATCTCCAGCCTCTTCAAGTTCTTTTAATCCTTCAATCTTTACTTGGAATTCCAGTTTGTTCTCATAATTATCCAGTGAAGTTTCAAGTTCTTCTAATCGCTTGTCTCCTCCAAGTTTTTCATACAGAGCTTTATCTTTATCTTTAGCCTGAAGCAAGCCGAGATATTCATTTGCTCCGCCCCAACCGTTTAAATACTGAGAAGCAATATTAGCTCTATACTCGCCTTCTTGGTCTCCTATTTTAACTCCTTGCCCAATCTGATCTCTGAAACTAGAAAGTCCTTGAAGTTGCTGTCTAGAAGTAAGAGAAGTTAAGCCGACAGCCCGATTAGCAATAGTAGTGTTTATAAAAGCAGACTCTTCTTTTGAAGCTTGACCTGTTATTGCTTTGTTGTACAGATCCTCACCAAGAACAGTTTTTAACGCGTTCTGTTGTTCAGGTGATAGATACTTAATATTATTCTTAGCAATGTAAGAATCAATATTCTTTAATTCACCTAAACCTGAATTGTATTTCGACTGATATCCATATTTATAGCTTTCATAAGCAGACCGAATGTTATTGTTATTCTGCCAATTTGTTTCTGGCCTATTTAATCCGCTTTTTGCGACCCAATCTTCATAGCTTAATAAAGCTCCGTTTTCTTGTGTAAACTCATCGTTATATTTGTTTAACGCACTTCGATAATCTGCGTCGACTAAACTATAAGACGCTCTTCCACCATTCTGAAGAACGTTTAATGCATCAGAAGACAGTTCAGCTAATTCAGAATTCGTATAAGTTCTATTTGCTGTATTTGATGATTTGCTGTACAGATAGGTAAGAATAGTATCAAGAATATGTTCTGGCGCAGAAATAACATTGCCTTCTGTGTCAACATTTACACCTTGCATAATTGCCGCAAAATCTTCTTGACGATTTAAAACATCCCAGGCTTCGATATTGTTTTCATTGACATAGTCGGCTAGATCCTGAATATCTTTAAATTGATTATTCAGCATCATATCAAGAATAGAATCAGCCGCTAAAACAGAACCATTTTTCGATTCCCATGCTTGTTTCGACGTTTCCAGACCATTACCAAAGTGATTCTGAACAGCTACAAGATTGGAAAACTGATTTTCCAAGTTTGATCTAACTTGAGAAACAACTTCTGCGCTTACTTCTGCGCCATTGGCAGCAGCGTCAACAGCGGCTTTCATTTCATCCGAAAGAAGATCATATGCTTCAACAATTTTATAATCTTCGATATCTTCTAGTTTTGGTATTACTTTACGAACGCCGGTTAAAATTTTTTCGAGATCGACAACACGTCCCGCGTGAATATCAAATTCGTTTCCGGACTCAACCCCATCGAAAGAAGTAGCGTCTTCGTATTCGGAAGCTCCTCGATACACCAGCCCGGTTTCACGACTCGTATACCAGGAAGCAGCTCTTGCTTTAGCTGTTGCTGCTTCTTTATCATCAAGAGAATCTAAAAACTTTCCTTCCGGGTCATATACACGATAGCGCCCATATTGTTTTTCTTCGTTGGCTACTTCAACAATATCTCTGTATTCTGCGTTTGCATCGTTTTCAGCGTTTTGTCCTTCAAACGAAATAACAGAGCCATCTATATCAGTAACTTCATATGAAGTATTTTCTTGTTGTTCTCTTTTTGCTCGGGCTAATTGAGCCTGATATTGACGTTCATTTGTTATTGTTTGGGCTCTGGCTTCAGCTTGAGCTGTGTCTACAGCTTCTAATTGCGAGGCTAATCTTTCAGCTTCTTCAACGGTGTATTTTCTGTCTGGATTGTTTTTATCAATATAATAATCCCCAGTCTCTAACTTATATGCGCCGTTCTCTGGTTTGATAACGGAAGTATAACCTTCAAGAGAATTAGATATAGTAGCGACAACATTTTCAGCTGTTATAGCACTTGAACTTTCAATATTATTAAAGCCTAAAATATTTCTTATTGTATTTGCAATTGCTTGCGTTGAAATGTCAATAAGACCGCCATTTGTTGAAGGTAAAGAATTATATATATGTCGCGCTAACGGTTCGATATATTCTTCTGGAATAAAACTGTAATCTTCACTTGAAAGAAATTTTGATATCTCGGGAATTACTTGATCTTCTAAATTTTTGTTTCGTCCTTTTGTCCTTGTTGGATCATTCCAATATCCAGCAACAGCATTAAAAACTTCGTCTGGTAAATCTTTGGCGTTTCCAGAAATGCCTGCACGCAAATAATTTTTCCAAAAGTTTTCATTTTGTCCGATATATTCTGTTGGAATATCATAAACCGATAAATCAGGTGCCATTAAGGCTTCGCTCATTACTCTTGCAAAAGCATTATAATTTTCAACATTCTTATGAGGTAAGCTAAATGGGTTTTTATCGCTTCCTGAAATATGTGTTTTAGTTTTATCGGTTATAGTTACTTCACCAGTTTCCTGATTAACAGCAAATCCTGCCATTGACAAAAGACCGGAACTGTCTTTAAACCATGCATTATCTGCCTCTTTGGCTGTTGTTGCAATTTGAGCAGAAATATCAGAAACATTTCCATATAAATTTCGAGCTTTTATATTTTCAGCTTCTTCTTTGGATTCATTTAAAATATGATCAGCATACTCTTCAACAGAAGGTTTCGCATTTTTGGCTGCATCTCCAAGAGCAGAGGTGCTTTTAGCAAGATTATCAAGATTTTCCGAAGCATTGTTTGCTGTTTCTCTTATATCATCAAATGGTAGTTTAATGTTAAATTTCTCGGAAAGGCTAGTAAGTATTTTTTTGTATTCTTCGGTCTCTTCGTCTGTTCTATTTGCCCCAAGATTTTTTAATTCCGTCGCTCGATTAATCTGATTTGCAATATTATCATTTGTTGATTTTTGCGCAGTTGTAATGCGATCGTAGCGTTCTTCTGCAGTTTCAGTCCTATTGGTTGCAACAATATTTAAACCAAGAGCCGATATTCCTGCGACTGCAGTTCCAATTGCAAGACCGGCAAGAGAACCACTTTTTAACCCAACCATTAAGGATACAATGGGAATTAAACCCGCAAGAACACCAGGAAGTTTCGCACCAGAAGCAATAAGATTGTCAACGCCCTGTATTGCATTCGACAAGAATCCTAAAACGTCACCTGCAATATTACTGGTCACTAAATCATTAACCAGTTCATCGTAAATATTTTTGAGATCAGTCATAGACGCAGCAAGACTCTTAGTGTAAATCTCATATTTCTTGTCTGTAATACCAGAAGACTCTCCGATTAAATCCATATATTTATCGATGTCGCCTTCGGACATGCCTTGCATGATTGCAGAGAAGTTAGAATACATCCGCGTTCCGGCAATAGCATTGGCTAATTGCTGTTGTTCCGCGTCAGAAATATTATCCCATCTCTGAGACAAATCATATAAGACATCAAAAGAACTTCTCTTATTTCCATTTTCATCATATTGCCGAACACCCTGAGCCTCTAAAAGTTTGGCAACAGCAGATCCAGAAACAGCATTACCGTTTTCATCATAGATAAGTTCATTCGTTCCGACTTTGTTCATCCGTCCGAAAATGGAGTTTAATGTACGGCCTGCGACATTGCCGCCAATCTGAGTAGTTGAAGTAATGGCTGTAAGCATTGCGGCAAGCTGTCCAAAGGTAGTTCCATCAGCTGCAGCTGCTGCGCCAGCTTTTTCAATACCCTTTTCAATCTGAGCAGCGTTTGTAGCCGCATTGTCACCGAGAGCAGTGACGATGTCAGAAGCTTCAGAGGCATTATTTACTAATCCTGTATTCATTGCCACTGTAATTAACTTAGTGGCATCATCAACTTTTGTTCCAGAAACTTTAGAAAACTTCGAAATAACATCTAATCTTTCTTCAACTTCTTCATCGGATAAACCTTGACGGTACAAGGTTGCCGCAGATTTAGAAATCTCAGAAACGGAGATTTTTAACTCCTTAGCTTTATCAATTAATCTATCTCCGAGGTTTGCAATTTGATTGTCTGTCTTCAGTGTGATCATTTGAATTTCAGTCATTGTAGCATCAAATTCTTTAACGAATTTCTTTGCTTCCTGAATGGCTTTCATGAACATTTGACGACCAAAACGAGCAAGCATGTTGGTAACAGACTTACTAACAATGTTCATGCTTTGTTGCATAACAAGAGCCGATACACTTGTTTGTTTTTCAAGTTTATCTAGTTTTCCAAGATCGTCTTTAAAAGCTTGATCTGAGATTAATCCAGAATCATGCTTCTTAGTTAAATTATCACGTATATTGGAAATTTGTTCTCTGTATGCATTTGATTGTTGTTGTAGCCTGCCGCCTGGATGACGCTTATTTTCAAGACTTTCAATTTGTTTGTTGAAAGCTTTTTCATTTTGGTCTACAGTTGCAGCTTGAAGATGATCACGCGAACCTTGAATAACCTTTAAATCATTGCCAAGTTTATTAGCAGTGTCTTTAAATTGATTTCTTAAATCTTGAGAATATCTTGAATCCTTAGACATTGCCAGCAAACGTTCTTGATCTGCTATAACTTCTTTAATCTTTTGATCCCAAGCGTTAAGGGACTCTATCTGTGCGTCATACGTTCCCGATGCCTTAGCATCTGCCTTTGTAATACCTTCTAATACTTGAGAAGAAGTAAGACGAGACAGCTCGCTAAACTCCGTTCCGGCTCTTGCAAAAAGACCATATTCAGGAGAAATAGCCTTTTGAAGATTCGCTTGCTGATCTGAAGTGAGCATGGAATAAGATGGAGTTTGTATAAAGTCTTTTATATCTCTTTCATACTTTAAAGCAATTCCATTCAGCGTATCAGCTTTAACAATCGACTTAGGAATACCTTCCGTCTGACGTTGGTATTTCAGAGTTTCTCCGAAAAGATTTTTCGAAAACTCCTGCGCTTTGGTTATAATTTGCTCATAGTTACTTTGAGCCGCAACCATATCCCATGAATTCGGTCCAGAAGGAGGACCTCCTGGAGGAGTAAAAGGAGGAACAGGCGGATTGTTAGGAGGACCGCCAGGAGGTGGATTGTTTGGTGGCCCGCTAGGTGGCACCGGAGGATTATTTGGTGGAATAGGAGGATTATTTGGAGGTGTTGGTGGATTGGTGGGAGGGCTACCCGGAGGCGGATTATTGGGCGGATTTGTCGGTGGAACTGGAGGATTCGTTGGAGAAGCAGGAAGTTGCTGATTATTTGATTGACTATTCGAAGATGCATTCTTTTTAGCTTCTTGCTGTTTATGAGCCTCTTCTAATTGTTTTTCTTCATATGCTTTTGCCCATGCATGAACATCATCAGCAGCGTTTGCCTCAGTTAAAATCGAATGAAATTTGTTGTTTTTCCCCCGAATTTTATCCCAGTCATCTTGCAAACTTGAATCTAAAAGACGATTCTCGTTCAAAGCCATCTCCGCCATTATACCCGGAAGCGGATATGGCATATCTCCCCAATTCATCTGACTAAGACGAGAATATCTTGCTTGAATATCTTTTCCTGAAATTCCTGTTTTAGGTTTATTTGCCGTATTGTGATTTGCTTCGTTCGGACAATGCCCTAAGGATGCAGGATATTCTGTACCACAAACCCCACAAATCATCGTTGCGTCTGTTTGTGTCTGTGGTTGAATTTCTTTTTCAATGTTAGGAACTGGGACAACCGCAAGAGGTGTAGCCATTTCTGCAGGCGAAGTTATCTTTACGCCAGAAGCTAATTGGCTCACCTGTAATGCATTAACTGCTTGTTGGGCAGAAACTTTACCAATACCCGGCAAAGAGAGAAGTCCTTTTGCGTTATTCTCTGTAACAGCTTTTAAAAGAGCATCTCTGTTTTCATCAGCCAATAAAGTATTGATTCTTGAATCTATAATCCCAGCGTTATGCAGAAGTTCTCTTGCTTCGTCTTCTGGTTTCTTTAATAAATCAGATGGAACTGTTCGATCAGGAATTGTTGTTTCTTCGGGTTTTTGTATTGCGAATCGTTCTTGAGCCTGAGGAGGAAGCTTTTCACTTGTTGTTACAATAGCCTTTGGTTCTTGACGAGGTGAAACAACTGGAGCAGATTCCTTTGGTTGCTCTTGCTTTGCAGGCTGTTGAGGCTCAGAAGGAACTGTGACAACTGGAGGAGTAGGTTTAACAAAGTCAGCAGATCCAATAATCTGATCAAAAGTTTTACCTTCTCTTTCTGCTACATCTTTGAAATGTGCGCTAACCCATGGAGCGTTATTCATAACTGCTTCGTTTGCGCCATACTTCTCAAAGTTTTCAAATGCCACGCCGCCAATATCCATTAACCTTTGTTTTTTTCTCTTGGCAGAATTTTCACTATGTGGATCTATTTCATTTTCAATTTCTTTTTGTGCTTTTTCATACTGCTCTCTTAAGGCAGCAACAGTATCATTGCTTGCAACAAGATATTTGGATGTCAGGAAATCACTTCTGACCCCACGCATCATCTGAACAAACTTTCCTTGCTCAGAATCAGCTGAAACACCCTTTGGTAATTTTAATCCATAATTTGGATCCTTGAGAATTTCTTCCCAATTATAAAGACCTTTATCTGGATCGATACCTTTTTGACGAGCTGTCCAACGTCCAGATAAAGCGCCCATTAATCCGCCTTGGAAAACAGAAGGCAGGCCAAGTGAATCTATCTTTTGCTGTTCAAGATACGCTTTCGATTTTCCTGTCCATTCTCTTGTTGAGTCATCGTTTGCACCAGTTGTTTCAATAGCTTCATTAGCATATTTAAAAATTCTGGAAAAAGACTTACCGAGATCTGCTGCAGCTGCTTGTTCATCTGTCTGCTGCCAGCTTTCGTCAGTCTTCATGTGTGTTGAAACTACATCATATTGAGATTCGTAGTCTCTAATAGCCTGAGCGAGAGAACCACGTAAATTCGGATCGTTGAGACCAGCATAATAAAGCGCAGCCATATCTGCACTTCGTTCAGCTGATCCCATCATCCAGGTTTGCTGTTGACCATTTACAAGATATGTTGCAGCATCATAAGGATCTCTTGCGCTATAGCCGCCATCCTTAGGCGTTGAACGTATTGTCCGACCTTCTTTTCTAGTGTTTTGATTTTCCCATGCTTTTTGAAATTCTGGGGTTCCGGGCTCTGCTCCGGAAAAAACAGCTTTAACTTCTTGGTCTGATGCGTTTGCAATGATTCTCATAACCTCTGAGAATTCTTTTGCTTCTTCGGGTTTCTTATCAGACAATCCGAAATAGCCATTCAAATCTCCATCGAAATCTTCACCTTGAAGCAATTGAAGAATAGGGGAGTTCGGAGCGAAATAAAGACCCTTTGTGTCAACGATACCAGAAGATCTGGCAAGTCTGTTTATTTTTTCTGCAGAAACAGCACCTTCTGACATTAGCTGTTCAGCCGAAACATTATTAACAGTTACGTTACCGCTTTTTGTTGCGGGGAACCGAATAATTCCAAGCTGCCGATTCAGAGACTCCATAGAGATAACATCGTTGTCTTTTAGCTGAAGAGCCTCCTGCTCTGGAGTCAATGCAATTTTAGCTTCTTTTAATCTATTGTTTATAACGTTTTGCGGATTGGGTGCAGCCATTGCATATTTAAAAACGCCAGTAGGCAAAAGTTTATCGCCTTCGTTGTAATGCGCCCACATTCCTGCTATATGATCATCAATTACTTTTTTTGATTCAGCCGTTGTTAAATCAACAGATTGATCGCCATTAAAAAGTGCGTCTCGTACATATTGATCATTATCGAGTCGCGCTAATTCATCGAAAAAAGTTTTATCGAAAAACCGTTGTACTCGTGGATCTCTGAACCCAGCGTTCATAGAAGAATTAATTACTTGTTTGGAAAGCCATCTGGAAGAAGTATTTGCATCATCATAAGTCGTTTTCGCAGATACACCAAAGTCACCGTATTCCTGAGATCTGATTGCATTCCATTCTTCTTGCGTTCTTGGGCCAACATTTTTAGAATATTTTATATTATTTATATCCTCGATAACGTCAGTGTCTTTAGAAATCCGGAGATCTCCACCATTTACACCGGCATTCGGGATAATTAAATCTCCTCCATATTGATTCATAATGGAGGCTTCTTTTGTCCTGTGTTGGGCATTAATCTTATCAAGTCGCTCTTTGCGCGAATCTTCAATCTCTTTAATCCGTGCTTCACGCTCTTCTTGATCTGTTTCGTATTTATTAACTCTTGCTAATTTTCTATCTGCTTTTTCATTGACCTTTGCAACGCGAGCTTCGGTTTCTTTATTTAATTCTGCAACTCTGGCTTCAGTCTCTTCATTACCTTCAATTTGCTTGTAGTTTTTAAAACGAAGATCTTCCATCTTAATGGGAACATATGTAGCTTTCCCACCAAATGTTCTACCTTGAAAACCTTTGTTTGATACGCGGTCGCTTATCCAGTTGGATCCGTCCATGTCGCTTTCGCCGAAACGTCCAACAACAACTTTCAGATCTTTTTTTGCACCAAGCCAAGACTCAAGACTTTCGCCTTCTGTTGCCATGTTGCTGCGGCTGTACATGGATTTTGCAAAAGGCTGGAATTTATCAAAATGACCCAAGCCTCCGCCATTTGTCAGCAACGTTAATCCAGCTTCACGAATTTCATCTGCTGTTTTACTTGCAGCTTCTGCACCTAAAACTCTCCGTCCTAAATCATCTATTATATCAGATCTGATAAATTCAGCATGCGTTTTGCCAATTCTTGTATTAATATAATGATGTCCATTGGCATCATATCCATTTTTAAATAGATCGCCGTATCTTTGAATGTATTGTTGACGTTGTTTTTCTGTAAGATTTGGATCGCTAAGTTCTTTATCGTATTTTAAATAAATTGCATTATCACTGAATTCGTTCTGTCCAACTTTTGAAGCGGAAGGAGTAGATTCAATTAGCTTATAAAGCAGGCTGTCTCTTAAACTCATGGTATGAAAATCAGACGGAGCAATGTTCCGATTGATTTTCTGTCCGTTAATATCAACCTCGCCTTTTTTTGTTGGCCCTGTAACACCAGAAAGTTCGACCCATTGACCGCCTTTTTGAATAATAGGATGATATCCGGAAATCTGAGCTTTTCCTTCCATCATGTCAAGAGTATATTCTGCAAAAGCTCTGGATGTTTTACGCGGAGAATGGTTAATTCTTCCGATATATTCTCCTGCGTCGCTTGTTGCATCAAATTTAGCTAAATCAAGCCATTCTCCGTTTGCGCCTTTTTGCTTATAATATCCAGGATTTAACCATGTCCCAAACGCGTCCTGCATTGCCCGAGCTGCTTGAAGGCCACCGTCAAGAATATTATTAGCGCCTATTTTGCCGAATATGTTTTTCCATGATCTAGGATCTTCAACGTCTGTAATACCGTACTTTCTTTCACCTTGTGCTGCGGAAACAATATCAGACATAATGTGCCCAGCCATTGCATTAACCATGTCATGAGTTGTATCATGGTTGAAATACATTTTCTGACCAGACTTTGCAATCACTCCGGCTTTTACAGCCGCGTCTGCAGCATATCGATTATTTCTGACAAGCTGGCTTAATGAATCAATTTCTTCTCTCGACAGTGTTGCACTACCGTATTGAGTACTTCCAAGAGAACGGTAATCACTTGCCTTTTCATAAGCAGGAATCTGACGAAAACTTTCCGGTAACATCTCGCGAAACGAACCTGGATTAGTCCGAAACTGAACCTGAGTGCCACCCGTTACAGCTTCTCTCATATACTGGGGGACATTCATTGGCAGTGTTGCTTTTAAATACTGCCGCATGTTTTGATTGGAGAAAACTTCAGGGTGACTCGGATTGGCCTGTGCTAACCTTTGAGAGATCTTTCTGTATTCGTCTCCCGTCATGTACCTGTCGACGATTTCATCATCCGTTAATTTTCGAGATACTGTGCTTGAAATGGTACTTGCAGTGGTGCGTATTCCGGTAGAAAGCTGAGATACGATTCCTTTCAAGCCTTCGGAAAACACCTGACTCATTTGGGGGCCAAGTGAGTCTAATAACTGCTGAGCAAGACTTTGAGAGTTTGTTAGATCTTTAATGGATGCATTAGCTACTTCAACTTTTCTTTTAAACGCATTCGATAAGTCTTCGCGCTCATAAGAACTCAAAGCGTGGTCCATTGAATTTCTTACTCTAACAATATTGTCCAAATCCTTTTGCCACTCAGAAAGCTTTCCTTCAAACGCCTGGTTATATCCTGGCAAAACAGACGTGGAAACAGATTCGGTTGATGTTTGTTCTGCATTCTTTTTTAATGTTGATATTCTTTCTTCGATTTCATCGACTTTTTGATTCATTGGATCATCGTTGATGTCCACCTGTAATGTTAAAATTTCAGAATCCATAGAAAAGCTCCTTTCTGAGTCTTAGTAAAATATTTTTTGACAATCTATATGTAAAGCTCGTATAATGGTTTGAGCTTGTAATCAGAGGTGAAATAAATGGGTTTTTTCAATAAAACGAAAGAACTTAAAACAGAGAACTTGGAATTAAAGAGAAAACTTGAGAGAATATTAAAAGAAAAAGAATCTCTTGAAGATGATCTCTTTAATCTCAAGCAAGAAATTAAATACTTAAAAAACAAGAATCAAATACTTGAAAAAGAAAACGACTCCTTAAAAATTCAAATAGAAAAGAGTAAACAAAAAACTGATAAACCATCGTCTCCTGTTACTGTATTCAATAACTATGAATTAACAGACGAACAGCTTGCTGTTTTCAATGTGATGGAAAACACAAGAGATAATTATTTCATTACAGGAAAAGCAGGCACAGGAAAATCAACTGTTCTAAGTTATTTCAAACAAACTACAAAGAAAAAAGGAGTTGCCATTGTTGCTCCCACTGGAGCAGCCGCTTTAAATGTTAACGGTCAGACAATCCATTCTTTGTTTAAGCTTGATTTTGAACCGCAGGATACTCATTCAAAAAGTAAGGTTTCCACAAACCCAGCGGTATTGGATGTTTTGAGATCCATAAAAATGTTGATAATCGATGAAATATCTATGGTCCGTGCGGACGTAATGGATATGATTGATGCAAAACTGCGTCTGGCAAATAAAAACGATCTACCGTTTGGAGGATGTCAGATAATTGCATTTGGTGATTTATACCAACTGCCTCCAGTCGCCGTAGATAGAATAGAAAAAGATTTCATTATATCCAGATATAACACGCTGTTTTTCTTTGGAGCCCCCGCTGTTAAAGAAACATTCAAAATCATTGAACTAACCAAAGTTCTAAGACAACGGGATGCCCAATTCATAAACATATTAAATCGTGTACGGGATGGCAGTGTAACAACATCCGACATTGATCTTATCAATTCAAGGTGTGTTCTAGGACAAATTCCGAATGATTGTTTAAAACTGGTTTTGACAAGAAATACAGCAAAAAGAATCAACGAAGAAAAACTTTCTATGATTAAAGAAAAAGAATGGATATATGAAACTGAGCTTGAAGGAAACAACCCTCCATCAAAAGAAGACGTTCCGTTTGATTTTACGCTCCGTTTAAAGATCGGCGCAAAAATCATGACTGTATATAATGATCCGGCAAAACAATATATAAACGGATCAATTGGTGAAGTTGTTGATTTGTCAACAGATGTAATCAAAATCAAAATTGATAATAAAATATGTGATGTAAATCCTATTCTGTGGATGAAAAAAATATACCGGATAAATAAAACAACCGGCGAACTTGATTCTGAGGTCGTCGGATGGGCTAAACAATTTCCTTTGAGATTGGCATACGCTATAACCGTGCATAAATCACAAGGACAAACATACGATCAGGTAGTAATTGATTACTCAAACAATACGACATTTGCAAATGGCCAGACATATGTTGCAATATCAAGATGCAGAACTCTTCAGGGTTTGTATCTTGTCCGTCCGCTAACAAAACAGGATATCAACATAAACACAGAAGTCACGCAATTCATAAAGACGCAAAACAACCAGCCAGTCAAACAAAGTCATGAACCTTTGCCTGTAGAGAAAGAAACTAAATTCGATCTTTCTTGGACAATAACTCCAGAAGATAAAGCCCTTTACGAAGAAATTCAGTCATATAAACATTAAATTGACAGGATTCGTTTTGCATGTTATATTCTGACATCATCGGTGAAGGGAGTTTTCTGAATGAATTGGAAAGAATGCATCTTGAAATGGAAACCAGAAACCGAGTGGCAACCGATCATTGACAAGTGGATAAAAGAAAATCCAAATCCAGAGTCTTGGTTTACCCTTTGGATTTGGCCGGAAAACAGTGACCCTAAACAGACCGAATATTTGAAAAAGCTTTTGAAAGACCGTGAAATTAAATACACCGAAAAATATGATTATGGCAACGAACTGCCAGCCGCAATTGATTCTGTTGTCTATTGCGCTGGCGACTTAACCGTCGAAAATGCAAATTCCGAATTAAACAAGATAACATTAAACGACAAAGGAGTTTTTTACGAAGGTGTTCATGTCGCATTAATCGGACAGTACATGGACGAGCAGATGTTTGGAAAAGGAGTTTAAGATGAGTGGATTGTCTTGTCCGAACTGTGACTCGACTAAATTCAAACCCGAGTATGAACAAGATGGATTGTATGTCTGTAAAGAATGCGGTAAAGTAATTGGATACTACTGCAACGGCTGCGGAAGATTTTATTCTTCCAACAGATTAGGCCTTCATGGAGACGTTTACGAATGTAAACTTTGCGGAAAAATACAATGGGGTTACACAGAATACAAAAGAGCGGGGGAGGGGCAGTAAGCCCCGTCCCCGCGTTTTTTATATTTCATTTAAAATGTCTGTCCGAACAGCGTATCCGCGTTTATCAATAAATTGTTTTTGTGTACGGCATTTACCTTGAAGTTCAGAAAGACGATTTAACAAACCCGTCTCATGAAATGCCTCATACACCGGTTGGAGAAGATCTATTTCGTTTTTACAAACTCGTCGTTCTCTCCGAACAATAGCCAATTGCTTGTACAATTTATAACCGGCATTTGCATTTTTATTTTCAGTTAGTTCAATGTAATGAAGAAGATCCTGCATTTGATTCTCTAACTCATTCAAGCGAATTTTATCAAATTCATACCGGGAAAGTATATCCCGAATCGTAGAGCAAAAGGTCTTAAGAGCTTCTTCAGGATGAAGGGTGTCGTATTCCTCGCAACCAAACAAAACAACTTGGGAATTAATCTGACTTTCTTTATTTAAATCCGGATTCGTTATTAGAGAATCTAATCTCTTTTGAGACATTTTCTCCTTTTGAGCGTGTTTTGTTGATCTGCCCATAACTTAAGATTCCTCAATCGAATGATTTAATTTCATATACTCCATTACGTTTTTTATGTAATCTGTTTCTTCTTGAAGCATTGCTGGTTCAACATTTGTCGAAATAATTTCATGAGCCCAGTCAACAACGGATTTTGTTTTGCTGTCTCTTTTGTTTCTGTATTCAACTTCCAGTTTGAGATTATCTTCAATCGTATACCAGTCGGGCCTGAAATCTCTGAATTTCAACATTGCCATTTCATTTCTATACAGAATGTATTTCCATTCTGGAGCTAAATACCAAACGCCATTATCAGCCTGCTCGATGGTTATTTCCTTTGCCTTATTGATATATTCAGAATATAACATTATCCTTATCTCCTTTATAATCTAAAAAGCCTTCTAAGAAAGTTTGTTTTCTTTTCTTTTTCAACATCAGGAACAATTCCAAAAACATATTGGGAATTTTGCTCAGAATCAGTTTTAACGACAGTTTCTTCGCTTTGAGCTTTTTCCTCTTCAGCCTTAGCTAATGCGGCTTTTTCTTCTTCATCTGCCTTTTTATCAAACTTATAAGGCCGTTTCGGATTTAATGCGCATAAGTTGTATGCGGCTTCCAGCATTCTGCGTCTGTTTATCTTTCGGTCGGCTCCGCCTCTCTGCCAGATTTGAAATCCCTTTTGCATTAAAAAGAATTGCTCAAATGCGGGATCCTCAGGCGGAAAAGGATTCTCTGGTTCCAGCATCATCCATGATCTGGCTCCATGTTCAAATAGGCCTTCCTGCTTTTTCTTGTATCCTTCTATCATTTCCGTATACATTTTATATAATTCATTGTTTCTGCTCATTGTAAAACTCCTCTCTAGAATAATCCTTCAGCCCAGCTAATGTCGCCAAGCTGCTTCTTTAAGGCGGATTTCTTTGCGTCTTCTGTCTTAGCTTCAACAACCTTAATCTTGCCCATCAGGCCCATAACACCAGTGTTGACCTTTCCACCGTTCTTAAGGAGCGGATTTGCAGCAGGCACCATCTTGCCAGCATCTTTGGCAAACGCATTTCCATAAAGGTTGGATATCGACTCGAAATTAATTCGTTTACCTAACGCTTCTAAAACAGATTGAAACCAGACATAAGACATGTTGTTTATTTTGTTTTCATCTACTTCGCCCAGGTGCGCGGCAACAGCGGCGGCTGCTTCATCTAAATTTAACGCTTCGCTGCCTGGGCTTCCCTGTTTTTTCTTGCTGCCTCTTCCTTCTCGTCTATATGATTAATGCGGCCGAATATTCTGATAACCTGTTCAACTTCGTCCGCAGTCATTTCATCATAGTTGTCCCGAACGAATTCAGAATCATCAAATGCGGCAACTAAAAAATCGTATAGAATCTGATCCGCATCCCTTGTTGGATCTAACTGCCCTGCTTGATAAGTCAGAAACTCTGTTAACGGAACAAGCTTCAGCCAACTATAAGAAGCGGCTGTTTTATTTCTAAAATATTTAACCTTGGTTGGCTTGATCTCTATGATTTTATCCCCGATTTTCACACAGTTCTCCTTAATGAGATCCGAAGGAAATTCATCCTTTGGAGGAGAAGCTTCAGGTGTTGTATCTAACAGGGGAGAGCTATCCGGTTGAGAATCCAGCTCCGGAGTAACCGATGGTTGGGACTCTATTGTAGGCGTAATATCAGGATGATTTTCCTGAAAAGGCATCTCCTGCATATCCGTAGAAATTACTGGAGTTTCCTGCTGAAGCTTTTCCTTTGGCTTCGTAGGAAATGGTATTGCTTTGGGCATATTTAGTTCCTTCTTCCTTATAAGAATAAAAAAGGGGATACTGTTGTTACAGTATCCCCTGAGTGATTATCTTACTGTAACCTTATATATAAAACCTTAACAAGCAAGATTAATCCTTGATGTAAGCGATAGAATAGGTCGCTTCATCGGGCCGCTTGGCATCCATGGCAGCGAGTGTGAACTGGAATGTGTTCGCGCTCTTGTAGGACGCATCGAAACCGGGCTGAGCGGTAACACGGCACTTGTACACACGCACATACACCTTGCCGATGATGGAGCTGTCAGTGCAGTCGTCGCCGTTGCCGTAAACCGGGTAGACCATGATCGCTTCACCCATAGCGGAGCTACGGTTGTCGATGTTGGCCTCTTGAGCTTCCTGAGCATAGAAGTAGGAAATGGTGACAGTGTCAGAAACATCCCCAGCGAAGAACGTGATTTTAGCCACTTCACCAGTGGTGTTAACCTTGAACTTCATATTGGAAACTGTCTGAGCAGTCTCTTCCATGCCTGCAATGGACACGGTACCGGTAATAGGCTTGTGAGCCAGTTCTACCTCATTGGCTCCATCGGGAGTCAGGATCTCGGTGCAAGGCACCTGATAGGCAGCATTGGTCTCAAAGTTGGTCGCGTTCGTCATAACGAACAGGTCAGCTTCGAACTTACCGCTTGTGATGGACATTTCGAAGGTAGACTGACCGGGTAAGTAAGCCACAGGATACAGGGACCAGCCCGCATTGATTTCGGTGTAGTTCACCTGAGGGGTCACGGTAGCGGCAGTTAATTCATCGAAGTAGAAAATACGTCCATCACAACGTTTAAACCACATCCGAGGAACGTCCGCAATGTACCCCTGAAATTCTTTCACGTAGGTTGCCATAACGCATTACCTCACTTATTGTTATTCATAACCATTTCAGCCTCCGCAGCTCCCATACAACATTGGCTTCTATGCGTTATGTCAAACGATAAGCCTGATAACCTGTGAAGAAGTATTTATAAAGCCGCCCTTGCTTCAGGCGGCGTTTTAACAAAGACAGAATTTTATAATTAATACACTTTCATATAATAAAAAGAGATCGTGTATCGAGAATATCCAATGGTTCTTGTGCCCAGATCCCAGTCTCCCGCAATCCAGAAACGATATCCTGTGTTGTGAAGATATCTTTCTTGTGTCAGCAACTTTTTCAGTCGCGCTGCAATTAACTGGGACCGTGAAATTAACATATCGTCTCCAACATTGAATAATTGATCTGTCTTTACATAAATGTCGAATGTCATCATGTTTTTTCTGATATTGGGAACATCTGTGTCTTTGCCCTCGATATCTCCATAGACAATACGACATACTTGATTTTTTAATAATTCGTTTGTATATCCAGCACGAATAAAATAATACTTTACAAAATCTGTAATTTTAATTTTCTCTGGAAGCTTCATCAATTCTCGCAACTCGTAATCCGGAAAGATTACTTTACGAATGATGGTATTCCATGCGTTGATCCATCCTAACATAATCTCATCCTCCTATTACGGTTTGCAACCTCTCAGATGTATATTGCTTTACCAGTTCGAGAATTTCTTGCTTTGAGATTTCGATTGCTGTTTTCATTTCGGTCCGAAAAATATCGGCAAGCATAGTTCTAATTTCATGAATAACACCAGTTGCCGGTTTTGCGTATCCCGGAACCGGTTCATCCCATTGGTTTCTTGGAGTAGGAGATGAATATGTAGAGCCATCAGGATTATGTGAAAGACCGTAATCGCCTCCGGCTAAAGGCGGAGGCATACCGGCGTCTACAATTTCCAGAAATCCCCCCGGATTCCGTTCATCGAAATGAAAGATCAAAGAAAACTGTCCGTCTTCTTTTTTTATTTCGCATTTAAAAGCATCTGCAATGGCTTCCATTTCAGCATCTTCTTTTTCCCATGCGACATCATCTTCATCCGGTGCATGCATTTCAGACTTGTAAACAAGAAAACGTTCTTTCCCAATGTTCTCGGCAAATTGTTCGAATCCATCCAGCTTGGAAGAAATGATACTGATAAAATCCTGTTGTGTTGGCCTGTTCATTCTTGAACACCGCCAGCCGCTTTTCTGGATTGGATTCTTAAAGTGCCGAAGTCTTTGTTGAGATTAACATCTACATAGTCAATGTCCACAATCAGATATTCATCTTTGCCCCAGATATATTTGTCTCCAACTTCAATATTTTTAGTATGATCGTTAAATTGAACGGTCATAATTGTGAGAGCGTTAGGAGACACACCGGGCTGACCGGATACAGCGGAATATTCTGGACGACCGTCGTACCGATATGCGTTCACAGGTAAATTGTCGACAATCGTCTGCCAACCTCCTGTATTGTAAATCCGATATCCTTCTTCGTCAGCTTCCGGTTCGACAAAGCGTTTTATAGTTAGACGAGTATTGCATCTGACAGCTCTTGAAGGAGCGTTGTTAGATTCAAGATGAACCGCCCAGTCTAAAATATAAATTGTACCGTCTGGCTCAATGATCATATCGCCTTGTCGAATGCCGCTTGATACGCTTGCCCGAAAGTTCATATTGTTATCCGTGTTCTCGTATCTGCTTTTCGTCGAATCAGGATAGATTTCACCACGAATATAAACAGGTTCATAACCGGCTTCATCTCGATCGTACCAGTCTTTGATAAGTTCGAAATCCATAACTGTATTCGGAATGTCCTGATTTAGAAAAGCATCGAAATCAGCGGCAAGTGTTCTTGGGACCTTAAACCGCTTGGATGTACCTTGCGGTACATAAGGTATAGACATAGAACCGCCGCCTTTCTGTTATTCCTCTGCGTTGAGTTGTGCAGCGATAATATCGCTGAAATTAATAGAGAGGGGAGACAGCCCCTTGTAATTAAGTGTCTGGGGCAAACGCTTGATGGCGTTTGCCTTGTCCAAAATTTTATGTCGAATTGTCTTGAAGCGTTCTTTTGCTTCATCGCTCCAGTCGTCTTTCCTTTTGTTTTCCTGAAGCGCATAAAAGGCATTTTCAACATCTACTAAAACGCCTTTTAATCCGAGATCGAGCATTTCAGTATATTGAAGGAAATCGTATTCTTTTTCGATAACGGTTTCCATTTCGTTGTTCTTGTAGTCAACCTTCACAGTCCAGTCGCTCATTTCCTTCACCCTTTTAAGTCCCTAAAGTATAGCGGACCATTTTATTAAAAGCGATTCGGCGCTCATGCTGAATATCAGAGATTGTGTCTTTTAGATTCGCGTAAGGTTTGTCGGCATTTGTCACTGTCAAAGCATTAGTTGAATAACCAAATGAGTTATTGACATCTGTTTGAACTCTCTGAAAGAATTCTAACCGGCAAAGAATCTTAATATACTCTTCTTCGTCTAAAAGAAAATCTCTGTCGTAGCATGTTTCGCCTTCATCGTTTACTGTCCAAAGTGATTGATTGTATTCGGTTGGGTGATTGATGTCGACAAAAAACTTCTTAACAGCACGTACAACCATTTTGACGTAGTCAGGAATACTTAGAACTTCAGGCGTTTCCTGCCATGCTGTTAATTCTTGAAGCTCTGCTGCCATTTCAGTAATGTTTAACACATCAGTCACTCCTCTGAATTATTCAGCTGCGTTAAGCAGATCCACGCTGGGGATCTTGGCCTGAACAAGCTTTAATTTGCTCCCTGGTAAATCCATTTTAACTGCAACTTCCGCAATTGCATGAAGCTCAACCGGATCTTCAATTTTGTTCAGCCAGCTTTCCACGGCCTTGAACGATTTCTTTAAATTCATGGTAATTTCTTCTTCACTAAAATGCTGTTCAGCGTAAGTATCTGTGTATCCGCCGAGATCCTCTAATGTGAGATCTTCGCCTTTTTCGCTGACGGGAACCAGCTCTTTGGAAGAAAATGGTTTACGTCCACGAGCAATACTCTCGATATACAGAATATCGTCCACGGACAAAGGAAGGAAACTTCCTTTTCGAATGTTGGGCTTCTGCCCGGATGTAAGCGTCACACCGATGTCGTAATTACAACGGTTGTAAACGCGAAGTCTTGTAGATCCATCCATTGATTCCTTCATCCTTTCGATTAAGATAGGGGACGGCTTTTACACCGTCCCCTATGTGTTTTACTTCGCAGTTAAGCCAAGATTAAGCGATCAGGTGAGCACCGCTGGTCGGATTCTTGCCGGTCACAAACGCGGCACCGAACCAGGTGTCCAGACGGACTTCGTACACCATATCGTCAATGTTCTGAGAAGCCAGAGAATTGACGCCGCCCTCGTTGACGACCTTCAGGTTCCTCAGTTCGGGAGACTGTCCACCGGGGATGATATACAGCCAGTCAGTCGCCAGAATAGGAGTCACACCGTCTTCGTCGTAGGCGTTGTTCATTGCGATAACAGCGCAGCCATTGTAATTGCCGATGAAGCCATTCTGATTGCGCTCATCCAGCATGTTGCCGGAGTACTGCATGGTCGGAGTAGCGTTCACAGCCATACCGGTGTAGGGAGCCAGTTGAGCAACAGACGCCATATCGCCCAGAATGCTCACCGGGCCAAGACGACGGAAGTGCTGCAGCTGAGCGTCCAGAGTAGCCTGATTCAGACCACCGGTGCTCTTCGCATAGAACGGAGAACCGAAGTTGGCAATAGAAGTGTGCAGAACCCTTTGGATAACGCCCAGCTTCTTCTTTGTCATTTCGTCATTGGCTTCCTGAATCAGATCGCCAATGTTCACCCTGTTCGCCCGCAGATCAATGATGTTGATAGCAGGACGGGCAGAGATTTCCTTGGTGTCAACCAGAATCTGGCTGTCAGCAACATAGCTGCGAGGAGTGGTAGAACCCTTCGCCTGAATAACAGCCTTGATGCCACCGGTCTTCACCTTGAAAGCGGCCTTCTCGCCGTAGGAGATATTCTTGATGTCCGCAACCAGACCCAGGAAATCCAGAGCCTTCTGCTGCAGTTCCTCAACCGTAAACGCAACGATCTGACCGATCTGATGGCAGTTCTGAGGATTCAGATCCTGTGCCAGCACAGAAACAATCTGATTTGCCTCTTCGATCTTATCGGAGTCAACACGCTCGTTGCGAGCCTGCGCGGCCAGGACCTTGATTAATTTCATGCCGCGTTCGACTTTAATGTCAGCCATGTCTTTCACCTCCGATTAACCGATAGTGCCGTCGGCCTTCACGCCGTAGGCAGTGCCAGCGGCAGGCGTTCCGGTAACCATGGTAGTCACGAATTCCTCACCAACGACCAGCGGATGAGCACGCAGTTCGGCATCCACAGCAGTGGTGTAAACTCTCTTGTCATAAGCCTGAGAATCGTTGATGTCGAAACCGTTCTCCACGAAGTAATAGCGCTTCGCCAGAGAGTCAACGATAAAACGATAAGCAGTCACACCGTCATAGATGGTGGTGACTTCTTTGCAAATAAACTTGCTATTGGTATCCGCAGAAGGCATAACCAGCTTTGTAGCGTTGTCGCCGGTGCCCTGAACCATAACAATACCGTTCGGCACGGGATCAGCGGCGCCGTTTAACAGCTCGCCTTCATACAGATAGCCTTGCAGCTTTGTCATATAGCCAGCCATAGCTATCATTCCTTTCGAAAAAGAATTAAACCCCGCCACAAAAGGCGGGGTTTATATAAGATCTGCTCACCGAGAAAGCAGAGAATAGGTAGTAGGTTTGTCATCCTTTTCCAGCAGGCTAAATCTGCCTTCGCTGCGGATGTCAGCCATAATAGGATTGATTTCTGCGGTAACTGTTTTTACTTCGGCGACAGCCTTTGCTTCTTTCAGTTCTGCGATTTCATTCCTGAGTGCTTCGACTTGTTCAGCTAATTCTGCAATTAACTGCTCGGCAGTCTGTTTCTTGGAATCGTCGACGGTCACAGGAGCCTCGTCAGTGTTCCCGGGCGGTGTAGTTTGTCCCTGATCCTCTTGATTGGGATCGTCTGTTGATCCAGACGCGGGTTCTTCCGATGCGCCGGATTCGCCGGAGTTTGCTCCATCTCCATCTCCGTTTTCAGCAATATGAACGCCGTCATCCGCTTCTACGATCTGCGCTTCCGGTTCGACATGAGATACAGATGTTTCAACTTCAACATGCTGATAAACGTCTACACCGGATTCAGTATCGTGAGCATAGGTAGAATGTTCTTGCTTAACTTCTTCGCGAACATAAACAGCGGCATTCTGCTGTTCAGCAGTTTCAGACGTTTTTTCGTCTTCATCTTTGCATGCGGCAGATTCTTCGGTTTCAGCAATTTCTGCGTTTTCCTCAGGCTCTGTTTCAGCTTCCTGCTGAGTGGTTTCAGCCACAACGGGCTCTTCAGCCACGGTTGGCTCTTCAGTCGTAACGGGTTCTTCTGTAACCTGTTCGGCTAAGGTTTCCTTATTATCCGCCATATCCCTTTCACCTCCTTCTTCGTCATCTGCTTTCTGCTGTGCGACTAACTGGAGCGCAACAGCTTCTTCGCAAGCAGGGAAGGTTACAATGGCAGTACCTTCCAGGTAATTACTGTCCGACGCGTCAATCTGTATCGTTCCGTCTTCGAGTTCTGTATACTCTCCAACGTTTACTTCGAAAGAAAATTTCAGGGCGCCGTCTGCAAAGAGTTCGGATATAGCTTTGCTAAGCTTTTTGTTTCGCTTGGCGATACGCGCATATCCAACTAAATAACAGCCGTTGTCGAAATCTTCCCGTTCGAAGTCGTAGAACGAACCGATTTGCGTAGAATGGAATTCGCCTGTTCGCGAGTCATACAGATGACCGAGTCGGCGATAATTGCCGTTTGTGAGGGCGCGGACGTCCGCATATAACGGCAGCCCTACATACTGTTCTTTGTTATCGATGATTTCGTCGATGAAAGCTTCGGTAACTCTTGCTCCGTTTAGATTCGCCGCAGGAGCTTCGCAGATGCGGGCTTTTACAGTCATAAAAATATCTGACTGCTGGATTTCGGAGATGACGGATGCGAACATAAGTCTGTTCATATCGAATCTCCTTTGCGCGTTCGATTTCCAGTGATGGGAGACAAAGGAGAATCGAAGGCGAATCTATATCTAACAGCCCGAAGGCTGGAGATATAAAAGAAAAAGCACGGGACTTACACACAAAGGATGCCCGTGCACTACCAAATACGCATTGCGAACGGAAGAATAAGCCTCGAAGGCATGTAAGGTTGGACGTTTCGCAAGAGGCGTTGGCAGATCATACATATCCGCTTAGGCAGCGGCAGCGCAGGTTTTATTGTTCACCATAAACAATTCAGCACTGGACTTATTTAATGACGCGACAGGCTACGTCTTAACCTGAATATTCCTGTTTCTCCGATCCTTCCGGAGAAGAAGGTTTGGGCTGGCGGCCCGTCTCGGATTTGGACGGGTCGCTTTTCCGCTCACTATCGTCTAAAGTGGGTCGGCCTTGCGTTGTTTCTTCTGAAGATCCTTCTGATTTTGACTCGGCCTTAGTTGCCCGGACAGACAACACTTCGTCTGTTCCGTCTGAAGACTCTTTCTCTCGTTGAGTCTTTTCAACTTCAACAGAATAGCCCTGAGTTTTCATCATAGTCTTCGTAGAAATAACACCCTTGCTCCAGAGTTCTACGCACTTCTCGCGAAGTGTTTTCTTACCCTCCATAGTAAGAGGTTGAAATCTGAATTCAGGTATTTCTTTTAGGTTGTATGTTCCTTGCATGAACTCTGTAAGACGTTCGTTGATTTTCGTCATCATCTCGCAGAATTCATCCCGGGCTGCATTGATTCTTGTTTCAGCAGTTTGCATACTTACTTGTGCTGAGGCAAAAGTGGAACCGTCTTCAGACACGCCTGAAACAATGACACCGGAAACTCCCCCAGCGGAAAGAATGTCGTTGTTGACATCTTTGTACTTGTTCCACTGGAAAAGATCGTCTAAATCAGCTTGGATTAAGTTAGCTTTGGCAAGATGATTTGTAACAACAAGAGGAAAACCAGACATACCCTGTTGGAACAACCTTCTGACCTGAGTAAGCTGTATTTCGTCAGGCAGGATATCCTGAGTTTTTCCGCTTTCTCCGTAAGTAACGTGAACAAAGGATCTTTTCCCGATATTAAGAATGGATGTTTCGTAAGAAGAGATTAACTCTTTCTTTGCCAAAGCAGGCAGACAGGCAGCAATAAAGGGAACAGAATACCTCATCCAGCCTTCCTTCGGAAGCTGAAGAACAAAAGTGTTCTCAGGATTTAACTGGGCATACTGCTCACCGGATACAATTGCTTCTTGAATTTCTTCAGGATAACCTTTTAAAACTGTTTCCCTTTCTCCGTCTTTTATGAAGTCTTCTCTTACGCTGTATCCTTTGGACCTGAATTCGTTGATAATAGACTGACAGTCGTACTCAACGATTGGAGTTCCATCGAACATAACGTTACCGATTTTCCATTTGTGGACAGGAAGGGTAATTAAGTTTCCTTTGTGCAGATAACAACAGACATTCGCGTATTTCCATAGTTCTTTCATAATGCCTGTCATCTTTTCTTTCAGCCGCATACGTTTGTATTGTTCTTCGAACAATGCGTATGTTTTCTCTTTAGAACCTGTGAGGTACCAATCCGAACAGGTAGAGTAGGGAATATACACATGTTCGATAATACCCCTTACAATAGGATCCGCATCGGCATAATAGTCTGCCAGTTGATACAATGTAACAATGTTGTCCTGCTTATTCCGGAGGATAGAAGTATAGTCGTAGCCGGCAAGTTCACCGCTGAAGGTAATGTTGGAGTTTTCGAAGCTTTGGAAAGTTTCATCGAGTGCTTTTCCTGCTCCGACCGCGATCTCTATTCGCTTTTGAGGTTTAGACGCCTCGGAGTCTGTACGGTTAAATAACCGATTGAAGAAGCCCATTGGGCGTCCCACCTTTCTTAGAAATTACTGACAACACCGATACACGGAGTTCCGTGCCGGTGTTGTTTGATGTTGATTTTTTCGAGCTCACTGATGTAGTCGTTTCCCATAGCGAGAGCAGAATAACGGTCTTTATGCATTCCGGATCTGGGAACGTCGTAAAGGACATTGCCGCTTGATCCGACCTTTGCAACAACGTTATTCATTTCTATTTGAAGAGCGTCTGTTTCCAGAAAGTTCGCAAGCTCTTCCTTGGACATTCTTTTCCCTTCGGGTAATTCGTATTGTTTGTCTTTAACAAGGCGGTAAGAGTTAGGCAGTTCGAGTGTCTGTTTCTCGAGGGCAACTCTTAAGTTTGTGTAAATCCTTTGGTTCAAAGTATTTACAGCCCTGAAAGGATGAAGAGCCTGTATCGCGTCTGGATTGGAGAGTTCTTCGTCATCTACAACTAAAGGAGGATATTCTCTTCCGGATTCGTGATCTATCCATTCTTTGTCAAAGAACCTGTCGAAACTGTCGCCGATTCCTCTCGCGTCGTATACGATTTTCTCTGTGTTGGGAAACTTTACATGAAAATATCGCCGAACTTCTTCGGCGAGATAATCCAGAGGCTTACCTTTATAAGACCTGATGTGAACAACCTTCTTTGCAAAAGATCCGTCTTTCTTTTCAGTGAATTTGTGGATCATAAGAATGCTGTTGTCTGCACTCTTTGCTTTGGAGGTTGCAATGTCCAGAGAAATAATGTATCTGGATTTAGAGCCTTTAGGCTGGTCCATTTCGATAGCGTCTAAAGTACGGCAGCTCTGAACTAAATCGATGGGGAACGCAGAGTTCTCCGAACCGCCTAAGAATTTGGATTCGTATTCCATTGCGAAGGTAGTTTCGGGATTGGCTCTCTGTTCCTCTTCGTAATACTTTGGTTTTGTAAGTCCTTCCGCGATGGGTGTTTTGTAATGTAGAACACACGCAAAGTAAGACTTATCGCCTTTGGCCCGTTCCTGAACAATACGTTCGAATTCTTTGTAGAACGCATAGTTCTTAGGACAGGCAGAAGTAATATAAATTAATTTAGAGTCGAAATCTTCAAACCCGTAGGTTCTTGCGTTGTATCTCGTTTCGTTTCTGGTAGGGTTGACGACAGCCCTTAAGATGTCCATATCGACATCCCGGGCTTCATCGACAATAACCATCTTTGCACGTCTCGAGCGAGCACGGGCCATAGGAACTGAAGAGATAATGCTTCCGTTCTTTAATGTAACTGTTGATTCGTCCTTGCTGATAGACACATATGTTTTTGCGTTAGTAGGTTTGATCTCGTTCCTGAAGTTTTCGTTTTCGTTCGCGAGATCCCTTATCTTTTCCGCAATACGTGTAGCCTGGTCGGCTGTAGGAGCAACAACTAATACACTTGTTCCCGGATAAAGACATCCTAAGGAATGAGCGATAAACGCAGTCAGCCACGTTTTACCGTATCCGCGGGGCGCAACAACAGCAGAGGTTGTTGCGTTCCCGACTTCTCTTGCAATGACATGTTGTATGGGTGTCAGTTTCACAGGTTTGTAAGCCTGTTCAATATACATGTCCATATGTGTGCGGTAATAAATAACCTGTTTTTCTACCGCTTTCCAGTTTGTTATAACTCCGGGTTTCACGAAACATCACCCGCTTCGTCTTCCCGCATGGACTCTATAATGTAGGACAGCCCGTCTATCGCAACGTCGACAACATCCTTGGGCCATTCTATCTTTTCGATACATGGATATCCATGCGTTTCCAGATAAGCCGTTGTCTCAGCCCAACTGTTGATTCCACCCTTATCTCCTGGTTTGCGTTTGTTTGCGGCAAAGTTCCCCATACTTGCAAGAAGGTTGTAGGAGTTAACAGCGTTATTTAAATCCTGAATTTGACATCTTCCGGCAAGATAATCGTTCTGCATCTTGTCCACCGTCAAAGCAGCTTTTGCAAGTTTCTTTGCGTTGTCCCTTAACGAGACGTCCGCAAGGTCAAAGTCAGAATCCAATTCGTCGTAAAAGTTCTGGAGATACTCCAGTTCGGAAGGTTTGAAGTCTCCGTTGAAAAAAGCATTGTACGTTTTAACGTTAGCATCTTTCTTCTTCGGTTCGTTGTCTACGACCTGTCCTGCTTCTTTCGACTCTTCGTATGTGTTGACGTTGATGTTTTGAGAATTATCGACATATTCGTAGTTAATCTGCATAACAGCAGGAACCTGTTCACAGGTCATCTTTTCCAGAAATGATTCGCGCATATCTTCGGAAAGCTTCATGAATTTTGTGTTTTGAACAGCAACTCTTTCTGCTTTCTTTTTCGCGTTCTCCCAGATCTTCTCATTCCACTTTCTGTCGTTCTCGAAAAAGTATTGTCTCATTTCATCCTTTGTCTGGATGGAGGCAACACACTTCTTGCACCACACATCTTTGCCTGCCTGTGCAAGCCAGTCCCGGTTAGAGTAAAACTCTGAGAGGTTCCGGATTTGATTGCAATGCAGGCAAATCTTTGTTACAGGAGGCTTCTTAGCTGTTTTACGAGGTTTGGATAATACAGTGCTCATTCTGTATCATCCTCAATCTGCTCCTCTTTGATCGTAAGCTCCTCGTTGAGAGTCCCGTCCTTGTTCACAAAAGAAATCTGTTCAACCTTCTTCTTGGGATCGTAAGTAGCCCGGGATTTCAGATTGCGTTTATTGCGAAGATAGAAATCCGCTAAAGCGATAAACAGATCAGCTGTCTTTGTGTATTTGTATACGGGGATTTGATACTCTCCTTCTTTTTTCCGAATCGTGTAATAGATTCCACGCTCCGCAAGAAAATCAACCTCGTCACGCCATTCGGTTCGATACTCGATATCGAATGCTGTTTTAGGAATACCATTCTTTTCTGTTTTCATATTGACTCTCCTTATCGTATATCTGCCCGATAGGGCAAAAACAAAATAAAAATACGGAGCATGTACTTTTTATGCAATTCAGGCATGCAAAGGACATGCACTTTTACTCCATTATGCGGTGTTTCGAAACAAGAGGTCGCGAAACTAAAAGAAAACACCTAAGAAGAATTTAGAATGAATATAAGTTGTTTATAAAAGCTTTCAATTTTTTGGACGGAGGTTTCAAAAAGAGAAAAACGATTCAACGTAAAGACACAAAAAGGCCCCCCAAAATCCTATACAAGTTATAGGAAAATGGGGGGTTTTGAATCGGCTTGAAAATAGAGATGAAAATGGAGAAAAGCGGGAATAAAGGCAAATGTGGAGATGGAGATGAAAATGGAGAAAAGTGTTGGAATGGAACAAAACACATAAATGAAGAAATCTGCAAAAGGATTTCAACGTAAAGTTGGCATTTGAAAAGGACACCCTCATTAGAGGATGTCCCTTCCAGGTGCCAAGCCTGGACCGCGCAAGCGGAGAAAGGAGTGTCCCATGAGTGAGCTCAACTCAGAGCAATTTGTCTGGCTAATGACGCTAACCCCGTCTGAACGCCGACAGATAGCTCGAAAGCTTGAGACTGGCAAGTGGAAGCTCGTTTGGAATGACGAGAGTCATACCTTCGAGCTAATCCCTGTCCAGTAACTCGAGGGAGGCTGGCGTCTCGAGCGCCAGCCTTCTCCTTTTCTTGATTGTAACATCTCGAAAGAGATGCTGTCAATCGGGTCGGTAACGGACGTTAAGCGTTACCAGTCGCAAACTCATCCGACTACACAAAGCAAGGTACGTCCTGCTGAGAGATGAGCTGGTTTCAGGAGGTACTCAAGAAATGTTTAAGGCTCCGTACACCGTGTTTCTGTCTGGACTGGACAATCCGTACGACTATCTCAGAGTTAACAGCCTTGACAAAGCTGCTGATCTCTGGGCTGGATTCCCTCTTCGTGATGTTGTCGTTCTTGACGACAACGCGAAGAAAATTCCCGTCAGCTTGCTCCGTAGCATCGCCGGAGCATGAAAGGGGTGCAAGCGAATGAGTTTTGAATGCGCTTCGATCTTGGTGATGATCGCATACCCGATAGTGGTGTTACTCGTGTTCTTTGGAATCCCCTGGTACTTCCGGCAAATGAAAGAGTGGAACGACCGCCATCGCTCCACTCGGTTCAAGAGCCCCAGAAGGAACAACCGGTTTAAGCATCACAGGCGTTAACCCTCAGGAGCATCGTCATTATAACAGACGGTGCTCCTTTTGTCTACAAAATAAAAAATGACTAACAAGGAGGTACAACATGTTCTTTTCTTATATCTTTAATAAACCTACTTCTAACCAGAAGAAGGTTTTTGAAGCAGTTTCTCCTATCATAGAAAGAGTTTTCCCTAAAGCTACTTCATTTGTCTCATGTCAGCACAACGAAGTTATCTTCACTTGCGGATACACTGAACAAGTTTCACCTTGCGAACAGAAATGCTATCCACCAGAAGAGAACAAACTTGATCAGCTTGCTGATTACCTGAATAAACTCTCTTACTCTCAGAATAGCAAGATAAAGTTTCAAGTCTGGTGCGAAGACATCGGAGGCGCAATCCCTATGGGTATAGTAGCTTCTTGGGATTAATCCTTCTCCCGGCTAAGCATCCGGGTTAACAACTGCTTAATTCGAAAAGAGCACCCAGCCGCAAACTGGATGCTCTTTTCGGGTTTTACCCGAACTGGAGTGCCTCCGGTATCAACGCAGTTGCAGCTGCGAAGAGAGGAGGGGTATCCATGCCGGATATCCGCCGGATGGGCGACGATTATGTTGTCGTCCTGAGGGGGAAGATCGTTAGATTCGAGTCCTACGATGCTGCGTACGCCGCGTGGGAGGAGGACTAGCGTCTTCACCATTCACTGTTATTTTACCATAGGCACATGGTAAATACAAGCGTTTTCTATCGCTTTGAAATAGACCCTTGCCGTGGGAAGCGGCCTTTGCGGAAGCACTCCTGCCGCATCGTATCAGTCAGGGTTGACTACCCCGATTAGGGGCATCGCCTCGTCAGCCGTCAGTTCCACGAAACGGAACATTGCTCAAATATTTTGCTCAGCGGGAAACCGCAGAAAGGAAGGTACCATGAATACTATCACTAAGATCAATCTCTTTGAGAACACCACTGAAGAAATTGCAGTATTCTCTTCCCAGTTCACCCGTAAGCTGGAGTCCATGGGTGTTGATGTGTCCAAAGCTATCGTCAAAGTCAATGCCAACACTCCCAAGGGAAAGAAGGACGAGACGGAAGAAGCCGAAGCCAAGGTTCGTGCTCTTCTGACCACCATGTGCAGTCAGGGTTATGTCCTGAACGGTGTTGCTTATCGTCCTTTCCTCGCCGGTGCTTCCGATGCTCGCAAGGCCACTTCCACCTGGATCGACGAGAAGATCCAGGCTGAACTCGGTCGTTGGTGCCTTTGCGGACTTCAGACCAAGGATATGACCATGGCTATCAACAAGTACATGGCATATCTGGGTCTGCTGACTTCTGCCAGCAAGCCTTTCGTCGAAGTTTTTGGCCGCACGGTTGATATCCGTCGTGTCGCGGTCGTTGCTGATCACGAGATCACCGTCAACGCCAAGGTTGACCTCGTGTCCATGTACAAAGTACAGAAGAACACTAATCGTTCTTTGGCGATCTGCACTTTCGACGGATTCGGTATCATTCGGGACACTCTGACCGATGGCGAATCCGTTACGATTCGTGGTCCGTGGCTCAAGGCTTTCGTGCAGGCCACCAACTGGAGCGAAGTCGCTGCTTACAGCTTCTCCAATGGCGGCGATGCCACGTTCAAGGACATCTTCGGCAACACCGTCAAGATGAAGGATGTTGACGTTATCCTGACGGCTTCCTGCTTCAAGGCTGCGAAGCTGTACAAGTCCTGGAAGCAGTATCAGGATGCGTTCGAAGCGTTCGGTCACGAGATCTGCGTTTGCGTTCGTGAACACGCTCCCAGCCTGAAGGGACTTCCTTATCAGCAGGGTCAGACTCTGCTGGGCGATCAGGACGACGCTCTGAGCTTCATGATGCACGCCAAGAAGACCGTGTACAAGTATCATGACGCTTACGAAGCTGCGAGCCTTCTCCGCAAGGAGCATAGACTTGCTGCTCGGATGTATCCTGCTCTTCTGAACGAGAAGTTCACCGCAAAGAGCATTCAGGAGAAGTACGAGAGCAAGCGGAACGAGATGCTCGGTGGAAGGATTCCTGAAATGGGATACAACGCCTTCCTCGCTCCTGATATGACGGCGTTTGTGCAGCATCTCTTCAACATGCCTGTAACAGGCTCCCTGAAGGCTGGAGAATGCTCCTGCGTCTCTTTCGAACAGGGTCCTGTGGACGTTACCCGGAATCCGCATCTGGACAACGCTCATTGCATTCTGAACAATGTGAAGAACATGCCGTTCGCCACTCGCAAGAGCCCGACCATGTTCATCAACGTTCTGGATACGACCACCATCCAGCTTCGCGCTGACTATGATGGAGATCATATCCTTGCTTCTCAGGATGCGAAGCTCCTGTCCCTGGTCAACAAGACCTATGACGAGCTGAAGAACATTCCCTATGACTGGGATGCTCCCTCTGCTCCGAAGGCTCCTGTGACCAAGTCCGCGATCTGCAGCTTCATCACGAATCTGCTTCACGGTTCTGAGATCGGCATTTATGCTGACACTCTGACCAAGATGTGGAATAGTGAGTACAGCGCTGACACCTGCGGCTGGCTGACTTATGCAGGCAACGTGCTGATTGACTCTGCGAAGCATGGCTCCGTGAAGATCAAGAAGCCAGATGACGTGAAAGCTCTGTCCACTGTTCCGCTGCCTGAGTTCTGCCGCTATGCCAAGGCCGACTCCGAGACTCCTGCGAACTCTTCCTACTGGGATGAGATTCGGGAGTACACCGGCACTCCTCGGTGCGAGTACTCCGGGTCTTTCCTGGATATGTACAGCCGCGCCATCAAGGAGAACGTTCCAGAAACCTTGACGATTGACGGCCTTGATGACGAGATCTTCGACCCCGCCGAGTTGATGATCAATCCTCATCGCAAGCTGATCCCCGGACTGACCCGTAGGGGAGTCTACAACAAGGAGACGAACACTTACGAGAACTGCGGCATCTTCCAGACTGTTGCGTTCCGTCATGCAGACGAATGGAACAAGCTGATTGCCGGCGAAGACATGTCTCATCGTGACGAGTGGGAGAAGTCCCGTCGCGAGATCGCTCTGAACGAGTTCATTACCTACTGCCGGGATCTGTATGCCGGTATGGGCATCGACATTTCCGACAAGAGCGACGACTGCATCCTGGACGCTGTTTACGATGCGGTTATTCGCGGCATCTTCAACGTCAAGATGACTGATGGCATGATGACTGCCGTTATGCAGTGCTTCTGGCTCTGCTTCGGCGATCGTGTTATCAAGACCCTTCAGTCCAAGAATCATCGCCTGAGTGACGACGACCTCGTCTTCGACGATGACGATGAACTGTTCGACGACTCCGATTGCTAATCGACCGTCCTGAGCAAGACGTTAAACTGCTCAGATTCAACAGAGCTTCTGCGTGTCGGGAGCTCTTTTGAGTCTATACTCAAAAAAAAGGAGGATGACGCATGGCTTTGTCTTACGCAGGATTATTGTTCAAACGGATTCTGATCTCGACCGGATACACACACGGGCAAAAGAGAAGAACCGACTCTGTCCACATCATGGTCAAATGGGGCTATCCGCTTGGATCGCAGAGCACCGAGTTCGATAACGCCTTGAAGTGGCTGGACGACAATGGGTGGATCTCTGTCAAATGGAATACCAAAGTCAAGGTATCCCGCAACACAAGCGGGATGACTGACTTCATTACCGTCACGGAGAAAGGGTATTCTGTTGCAGCCAAATATCTTCGTTAAATGTTCATACACGGGAGCCCTACAGGGGCTCTCGTAATGAGCACTTAACAACATTTCAGGCCGCAAGGCCTTTTTTATATATAAGGTGAGCCATAGAGGTGAGCCATGCATTCGCCCGGTGATTGGTCATCTACTTACCAGTCCCATCTAAAACGGCCAAGGCCTGCTTGATAGGGTGAGGAGTTCGCATACTCCTCGAATAAACCAAGCTTGTATAGCTAAGAAGGAGGAACTCATGAAAAAGTTCATCGTTGTGACACTGTCGCTCCTGCTCTTCGCGTCGTTTGCCTCTGCTGACGCATACCCAGCGGCGGGAGTCGTCGTTGGTTTCGAACCCGAATCGGACATCGTACTCGTCGAAGAATCCAACGGCACAATCTGGGCCTTCGAGGGAATCGAAGACTGGCAGTTGGGAGACCTCGCCGCGCTGCTAATGGACGACTCCGGGACCGAACTCATTTTCGACGACCAAATCGTACTGGCCCACTACACAGGTTTCTCAATCCCAAACAATCCACGTTAACCCAACTCTTAAGTCCCCTCGGCGCAAGCGCCGATCGATAAGGTGAGAAATAGGGCAAACCGCCCACGAAAGGAGAAAACCCATGAAATACAACACTATCAACGACATCGAAAACTATCGCTCCATCATCCGCAGCAACGAGGACCGCGTACAGGCGATCGCCCGTCGTGCCTCTGCTCTCCTTAATCAGGCTAAGTATATGTCCCTGATTGAATTGGAAAATGCTTCCAGTGAAATTGCCGAGCTTCGCAAGGAGAAAGCAGAACTGGACAAGCGTACCCGTGAAGCCAAGTTGGCCATTGCGAAATTCTATGCTCCTGCGAGTATTGCCTAAGATTGTACCTGTCCCGGCTACTGCTGTGCGCTGGCCGGGACAGCTGTTCTATTCAGAAAGCCCTTAGCCGTAGAGTCCTCCTCCTGCTCTGCGGCTTTTTGAATAGAGCAGAAATGCTCTCTTGGGTACACTCCTTTCTTTTGGCCGAGCCTGAGATGTCGCCTTGAGCAAGCGATTGCATGGGCTCGGTTTCCTTCTCTGACTATAAACCTTGACGCGGTGAGAAGGCTCACTCTTTAACAGAGTGCCAATTATAGTCAAAAAATTCGATCCGGATTAAAAGTTACAGAGATGGCTCATCCGGATCTTCAAAAGAAAAAATTGGAGGTGTCCCATGCGTCACGTAATTACCATCTACACAGATGGAGCCTGCAAAGGCAATCCCGGCCCCGGAGGATGGGGCGCTATCCTTGTTTGCAACGGTCATGAAAAAATTCTTCGGGGCGGTGCTGTGCACACGACCAACAACAGAATGGAACTGACCGCAGTGCTCGAAGCTATTAAGGCTCTTACTGCTCCTTGCGACGTTACCATCGTTTCCGACTCCAAGTACGTCATCATGTCCCGTGACAAGTGGCTTAAGTGGCAGAACAAAAGCCACGTTCCGAATTGGGACCTGTGGCAGGAGCTTGTTGAAACAGGAAAAGCCAAAGGTCACATTTTCCACTACCAGCATGTAAACGGTCACAGCGGACACGTTATGAACGAACGCTGTGACAGAATCGCAAGCGAACAGGCTTGCAAATGGTCCCATAAAGCCGCTGGAACAAATACGCTTACGATCAATGAAGCGTTAGCTATTTTGGAAGAGAGGAAATAATCATGGGAACAATTTCTAAAAATGGCAAACTGTACGGTCTTATGCCAGACGGATCCTGGAAATGGTTCTTAAACGAAAAGCAATACGAAGATGAATATTACGATACGGTGTTTGAGTTAAATAATTGCTTTTTCACAGAATCTCCGGAGGATTACGCATGGTAGAGAATCTTATTTACATTGGTTTAACTCTGGTTTTGGTTATTGCGTCTTTCCTGTTTGGCTTAAATCTAAGTGACAAATATCACACTAAGGCAGAACAGGATAAGAAATACGCACTCGAAAAGCAATATGCGCGATTAATGGCTGGCTGTGACGCAGACGATCCGGTCCAGCCTTACGTCGCACACCCGGACAACCGTTTCTCCGTCCCTTCAGAGTTTATCGACCGCCTCGAAACAAATAAGTCCGCAACGTTACAAATCGACAAAACCAAAGCAATCTAAAAGCACCGGCGCAAGCGCCTGCTGGATAAGGTGAGAATAAATACAAATTAACTATTCTCAAGAGCAGAATCCCACGCTCGATAAACGGGGTCGCTGACAAAATCAGGGCAGACCGGGCTAAGGCCGACCGATGGGATCTCCGGAACCTATAACTATCCAAAAACAAATTAAGAGAAGGAGACTACAAAAATGAAGAACCTGAACATCGTTGGACGCATCACGAAGGACGCCACTCTGGAGACTCGCAAGATCGGTGATACCGAGATTGCTGTGACCAATTTCAATGTGGCTGTGAACACCCGCAAGGCGACCTCTAAGAGGGACCAGAACGGCAAGCGGATCTATGACACCCTGACCGACTACTTCCGCGTTACTCTGTGGCGCGATCATGCGAAGGCCATGGTGCCTTATCTGCAGAAGGGCCGGCTGGTTTCTATCCAGGGCGACTTCGAGCTGGAAACCTGGATGGACCGGCAGAACCAGATCCACCCGGTGGCCCACTTCACTTCTCCGGCTCTGGAGCTGCTGGACGCTACCAAGACCCAGGCCGAGGAACCCGCTGAGACGACTCCTGCGCCTGCTGCGGAGCCTGATGAGCTGCCCTTCGACTAATACGAATATATGCGGCCTGCCCGAAAGGGTGGGCCGCATTTTTTTGTCTGTGTTTGTCAAAGCGTTTTCTCCGGTTTCGAAAATCGACATAATGGAGGACTGTTAAAGTGCCCGACTTTTTCAGGTGAGCCATATTTTTTCCAGCCCCCTTTTTTCCTCCACCCCGCGTCTTCCCCAGCAGCGCGCCCCCTTACTGGTACGGTGGTGCTCGACTCCGGGCGCACACTATACAATATATATTTTCGACGGGAGGTTTTTTATGGAGACCTGTTTTAACTACTGCGACAAGGACGTTGCTTTTTTCAGCTCCGACGAGAAGCGCTGGATCAATAAAATTCGCAAACTGAAGAAGCAGCACCCCGACGAGATCAAAATCTTAGCCGAACCCGAAACCAACGACGGTTGCATTTACTGCCGTCTTCCTGCCTATACGCTCCAGATTCGCTTCAAGAGGGAGTACACCGAGGAAGAGAGAAAAGCAATCGCAGACCGACTTACTGGCTCGAAGAAAACTGACATTTCTGAAAACACTATTGAATAGGCATTTTTCGATACGAATTAGCCGTTCAGTTATTCGGATGATAATTTGTTCGTCTGAATATCTGGACGAGCTAATCGCATTTAAAATCTCCTTTGTCAAAGGTGTTTTTTTACAAGCGTGACTGATTAGAACTTCGTAACTGCAAGATTTCCTCCGTGACAGGATTTATATTTGATAAAATATTTTCTCCGGTTTCGAAAATTAGCATAATGGAGTATAAATGCATTCGCATTCCGGAAACCGACACCGTCGCAAGCGACGGTCGATACAAAGAAATAATCCAACTCCCGCCGTAAACCTATAGTCGCGTCGCCAAGAGGCAAGGCAACGGACTTTGACTCCGTCATTCGCACGTTCGATTCGTGCCGCGACTGCATTCGTACATGAGCGAACATAACCTACTGACAGGCTGACATCCTACTGTCCGTGTTGTGTGTGCATAGTTACCTTGGGGCACGTTAAACAAGTGTCGAACAGTCCAGTCTGTTCGGACACCTCCTTTCTAAGTTTGCTAAGGGTCTTGTCAGTACTGTGAAGTTTCTCTCTTCTGCTCCGGATCTGACCGTTCGTGCGGCCAGCCCTCCGCACAGACAATTGGGATAGATGGGTTGTCTGCGGATGCGGATCTGCTCGGGAAGAGAATTAAACTTTATTCGGCCGCTGTTGAAGGGCGGCCGAAAGAAAAAAGGAGTGAGAAGCGTGACTGGTTTTGTCCCGTACAGCAAGATGAGTAAGAAACAGAAAAAAGAAAAGGACAGACAGAACCGCACTCTGTGGAATATGCCGTGTATAACTAAAGTAAAACCCAGTGGTAAAATATACAGCCGGAAAGATAAATCCATGACTGGAAATCCTTATTCCCTGTATTGAGGGTGCCGCCGAATACAAAAACTGAGATTGTTCGCATTTGCGGCTGAAGGTTAGAGTTGAGATTCTCTTGCCGGAGAAGAATGACTGAGATAGGCCTATTATCTAAAGAATAATAAAATCCTCTATAGAACAATGTTTGAGAGTGGAAATTGTCTTGTAAAGAATACAATTCCAGAATGTAAGTACTGTTTCTCTCTCTATGATTGTTTGTTTTCATTTAAGTCTTTTGTTTTTATACGCTTCTTAACGGAGTATATCTCTTTATGGAGAGATATACTCCTAAAGCTAAAACAAAAGCCTTAAAGAAAACAAATTTCTAAAGAATGATTTGGATTCTATCTCAAATAAACGAATTGCTAAAGAAATAACTGAATTTTCGATAGTAGAATTGATTCATTGAATTATCCTTCCGGAAACAAAAAGATTCTTCTATAGGAGAATCTATCTCCTATGATTGGATTTCTGAACAAAGAAAAAGATTCTATATAGCAGGATTAATCTTAATAAAGAGGATTCTATTAGAACAGAACAGTTCTCTTTCTAATAAATCTCTCTCTTCTCTTTCTCTTTCTAATAAATCTCTCTTCTCTCTTTCTTCTTTCCTTTTTCATTTTGTCTCTCCTATAGAATAATCCTTTTCTATAAAACAATTTCTTTTCTCTGTTATTGTCTTATAGAAAACAATCCCTTTCTATGAATTGGACTCTTTAAAAAGAAACGGTTCTCTATAAAATGATCTTATCTCATATAGAACAATCTTTCTGAGAAAAAACAACTCTCTATAGAAGGATTGATTCTTTATAAAAAGAACTTCCTGAAGAAAGATTCTTTCTTTAATATATATATTATATATAGATAAGGGAAGTGAATATGCCGGTATAG